TAGTACGAGCGAGTCCAGAGCGAGGGCAAGCGGCTCTTGAGATGCGGAAACTCTTTCCGCAGTTGGTGGCTGGTCGAACCTTTCAGCCTGTACATAATCTGGCTAATTGCCAGCGTTGGCGGGAACGAGGCGAACAGGTGTACGTGGTCTGGCATCACCACCAGGTCAAGCACCTCACCGTCAAGCTCCCGGACGTATTCGGGCAGCAACTCGGTAAGGCGCGCGCCAACAGCACCCTCCAAGACTGGACGCCGATATTTCGGACACCAGACGAGGTGGTAGTTAATGTTGTAGGTTGCGTGCCGGGTTTGTTTGCTCATAGCAATCTAATTATATCACGGGAAGGGAAAGGAGGCAAGCGCCATTCCCCACCGGGCTAAAGCCCGGTGTCCCCTGGCGCAATTTCTATGGCCAGCCTGACCGGGGAAGAGCGTGAGGAGCTGCGGGCACGGTGGCGAGCACGGAATCGTAATCGTTGACATCTCGACTCGATCCATGTAATATTTAGTTGACCGTCAGAAAGCGGAACCAGCCGCCGGGTCAGTCCTTAGGAGGACTGTCTCGGCGGCTCTTTTATTTAAGCGTTTCCACAGAAACGGAGGCACCCATGATCTCTCTCTTTGGTGAAATGTCCCCCCTGCTGATCCTGGCGATCATCGCCGGGCTCGTCGAGTTCGCCAAGAAACTCGGCGTCACGGGCAATGGATCGCTGATCATGTCCCTGGTCCTGGGCGTGGTCTTCGGGATCATCTTCCAGTTGATGGAGTTGTTCCCCGTGATCTCGCCCTGGGTACAGGTCGTGTTCTTCGGCCTGCTCTTCGGCCTGGCCGCCAGCGGGCTCTATGACTTAGGCAAGAAGTTCACCGGGACGATTGACATTCGAGGATAACCCCGGTGAAGCCACAGAGCCGCACCATCGTCGTGATCGCTGTCGTTCTGATACTGGCGGCTGCTGTACCAACAATCGTGGTGAGGGCCGCCAGTTGGGTGATGGACCCGGTTCGTGACCGGTTTCTGAACTGGACTGTCATCGCCGCTATCGCTTCTCCACTGCTTGGCCTCATTGGCGGCCTGATAGGTCACTTACTCACGTACCGTCACCAGCAGGAAAAGCTCGACAAGGAAACCGACCTGGCGGCGAAAAAGACCGACCTGGACAGGCTGGAGCTGCTAATCGAACGCCAGGCCCAGGAGCTCGACCGGCTGACGGCTGAGCGGGAGCGCAGCCAGGTCAGTTACCACCGCCTGGCTGCCGAACTCGAGAAGGAACGGGAAAAGCGCCGGGCCCTGGCGGAGCGTGTGTCGAAGTTCGAAGACCTGTGCGCCGACAAAGATCGGGAAATCGAAGTGCTGCGCCAGGAAGTGGCCAACAAAGAAGATCGCATTGCTGATCTGACTCGTGAAGTTGAGCGCCTGAGCGAACGGGTCGAGCAGTTGGAAGCCGAGCTCGAACAGTACAAACCCCGCCGGCGAAAGGCAAAGGATGATGGCTGAGATCTTAGGAATTGACTTCTCACGGTACCAGTACCTGTGGAACGAGGACACCGGCGAGATGCTCCGGACGATGAATTTCGAAGTCGCTGCGGCCGCCGGCGCTCGTTTTGCTGCTGGACGCGTCACCCTGGGCGAGTCCATGGACTATGCCTTTGACTACCGCGGCACATACTGCTCCCTTAAGGCCTGCCAGGCTGCCGGCATCCCCACCACGGGCTATCACGTCATCTGGCCATCTCTGACGGTCGACCGCCAGATGAGCGCCTTCTTCCGGGCGCTGGACAAGCAGTCCTTCCGCGAGGATTTTGCGGTCTGGCTGGACTGCGAGCGCAGCGACCGGCAGAGCGTATCCACCCAGACCCGGGTGATCGCCGGCGCAATCGAGTGGTTCTGGAAGCGGCGCGGTTACTTCCCCGACATATACACCAACGTCGGATATTGGGACACCAACACGGTCCACGATCCCATCTTCGACCAGTGCCAGCTCATCGTTGCCAACTACACCACCGCCAAAACCCCCCTGGTCCCCAGAGAGTGGAAGAAGCTGGGAGGGCTGGTCAAGCAGTGGAAGATCTGGCAGTTCTCGGCCGACGGCAACGGGCTGGGGGCGAAGTATGGCGCCGCTTCACGTTCGATCGATCTTAACCGGCTGAACGGCGGCGAGCCTGAGTATCGAGCGATGCTGTTCTCTGAGCCGCCGGTGCCGGTTGAACCCGAGCCGCAGCCTCCGCCGGCGGAAGTACAGCAGGTCCGAGTGCGAGCGTCGGGCCTGCGGGTGCGTTCGGCGCCGGTCATTGCGAATGAAACGATCCGCTTCGTGGCGAGCAAGGGGCAGACCTTTGAAGTGGAGCGCACGGAAGGCGACTGGGCTCAGGTGAAGCTGTGGATGCACCGGGATTATCTGGATGAGATCTAACGTGTAAGGAATTCTGCTGATGGCTGTACTGGTCCAGGACACCTTCACCGCCTCCGACTTCACGTCGTTGACTTCGCATACGCCCGACGTCGACGCTGCCGGCGGCGGCTGGCAGGTGATCCCCGGCTTGAACGGCAGCCTCACCATCCATACCGGATTCGCCGTTGCCCTCGGCGCCAGCAACGCCCAGCAGTTTGGTAACTACATCGAAGTCGGCACGCCAAATATCAAGGCGACCTGGACTGTCGTACTTCCGAACGCCAACGTTGTCTACCCCAGCCGGTTCGTCTTCCGCTACGTTGACGCCGACAATTATCTGGCGGTCGACTCTTACCCGACTGCGAACGCGTTTTTCCTTGTGACGGTAAAGAACGGCGCTGCGAGCCTGGTGCCAGTAAACGATTATCTGCCCGGTGCCGGCGTGCAGGGTCTGCCAATTGCGACATCAGCTGGCGCGGTCCTGACCAATGTCACTGTGATCGCGGAAGATACTGACATCACCATCCAGTATGGTGACGAAGTCCTGACCTATCACGGCATTACCGACCACCTGACCGGCACGAAGTGCGGCCTGCTCGGCGCTCACCGCTCAGCGGGTCCGACCAGTTTTGACAACTTGACCATCGAGACCGTGCCGGCGCGCACTTACGGCGATCCGCAGATCTGGCTCAGGGCTGACGAAGGCGCTTTCACCATTGCTGGCGAGCCTGCGGATGACGGCGAGCAGGTGGCACTGTGGCTGGATAAGAGCAATCGCGGCCATTCGGCCATCAATCACCTGCAGCCGGAGCGCCCGTACTTTGACGCCGACGGCTATGACGGCGCTCCGGCGATTTACTTCCCCGGCGCCGGCTCACAGAACCTGCAGTATGCGCTGCCGGCGTCGAAAGATGACGGCCTGACCGTCTTTCTGCTGCTCAAAGTACCTTCGGGTGCTGTGACCAGCAATCACAACGACCCTATGCGGCTCACGACCAGGCCGACCGGCGATGGTTCATCCCCGACCGGCGGCGGCAACAACGATGACCGCTTCATGTTCGCCTACTACGCCGAGGACAATAACCGCGCCCGGCTGCGCAACATGGAAGATGGCAGCTTTATCGTTGACTACCTGTCCGATCTGTCGGACGACGACGAATGGCACCTGGTCTCGTGGTCGTGGGACTTCAACAGCGGCAGCGTTATCATCCGCGTGGACGGCGAAACTGTGCACACGCAGTCGAGCCTGCCGCCTCCGGACGCCGACTACGCATGGGGCGGGATTGGCTCGGCACTCGGCGGGGCGTACGCCATTGAGTGCTGGATCCGGGAGTTTCGCGGCTATGCCTACGGCATGGACGCCTCGCAGATGGAGGCCGTCGAAGCGCAGATCATCGCCGGTGTCGAACCGTCCGTATACACTCTGACTGCAGATCCTGGTTCGTTCAGTCTGTCCGGTCAGGCAGCGGGATTGATCGCTTCTCGTTTGCTTCCTGCTTCGGCTGGGTCTTACGCAATCACAGGTCAGGCGGCCGGAATGTCAAGATCCAGGTCGCTTCCAGCTTCGACCGGGTCTTTCTCGATCGCTGGCCAGGCAGCCGCTCTACTGGCGTCCCGGGTGCTGCCGGCAGCCGTGGGACAGTATGCGATCACCGGTCAGGCAGCGAGCCTGCTGCGCAGCTTGCGCCTGCCGGCCTCGGCCGGATCGTTCGCTATCAGCGGGCAGGCAGCGGGGATGATTGCGTCCCGCCTCCTTCCTGCAGCTGCCGGCGTCTTCCACATTTCCGGGCAGAGCGCCGGCTTCACAGCTTCCCATATCCTGCAGGCCTCGCCAGGCAGTTACGCTGTCGCCGGCCAGGCTGCAGGCCTGACCGCGCACCGGGTGCTGGTTGCTGCTGTGGGGCATTTCACCCTCACCGGTTTCGCAGCGGATCTATGGGTCGAGTCAGCGGCCAGCCGCACCCTGGTGGCCAGTGCTGGCGTGTTCATCATCACAGGCCAGCCGGCAGGACTGACTACCAACAGGCAGCTCCAGGCTGCGGGTGGATCCTTTGCCATGACGGGCATGCCTGCCGGGCTCGCTCTCACCCGCCGTATCGAGACCGATCCCGGCGTCATCAACATCACCGGGCAGGCGGCTGCTCTCACCGTCGGCCGCCTGCTGGTGGCGCTCGCCGGCAGCTTTGCCCTGCGAGGCTTCCCGGCCGATCTCCGGTACTCGGGCGAAGCCGTGGCTGACAGCTTGACGCTTGCGGAAAGCATGGAGTGGAGCCTGGCGCTTGCGGAATCGCAATCCTGGGCACTTACGATCATTGAAGGAGTGAACGATGGCTAGTTTTCAGAAGTTCGATGCTTTTCCGGAGGCGGTGGCAGAAGGTAAGCACGACCTCGGCGCCGACCAGCTCGCCGTGGCGCTCACCAACACCGCTCCGCAGGCCAGCGACTCGGTGCTGGCGGACATCACGGAGGTCTCCTATACCGGTCTGTCCAGCCGCAACCTGACCACGACGAGCAGCTCGCAGACATCGGGCCTGTACAAACTGGTGGTGGCAGATCTCACGCTGACAGCGTCCGGAGATGTTGGCCCGTTCCGCTACGCCGTGATCTACAATGACACGGCGACATCCGATGACCTGATCGGTTTCTACGACTACGGCGAATCAATCACGCTGCACGCCGGCGAAGAATTCAAGATGGACTTCGACGGCACAGCCGGCCTGCTGCAGATCGAAATGCAGTAAGGAGGACACGATGCGAACGGAAGAACAGATCGTTGCCGAACTGTGGGCAGCGAAAGCTGCTTATCATGAAAGCGCCCAAACGCTGCCGAGGGCAGAGAGCCGTGCGCTGGCCCACCGGGTGAAGGAATTGACCAGGGAGCTGTCCGACTTCATCACTGAGAGCGCTGTCGACTGCCCGAACTGCGGTAACCGGCCGCATGGGATCCACCAGGTCGGGTATTACGAGATCGGCTGCCTGTACTGCACGAACGAAGAAGGTGAGCCAATCCGTTCCCGCGGCTTCACTCGCAATCAGGCCGTTCTAGCCTGGAACGCCGGCGAGTATTTCACTCGTAAGGATAAGTGATGCCCAACGTCTACGACATTGGCGATCGTGTGACGATCACCGGCACCTTCAAGGATCATGGCGTTAACGCCAGCCCGCCGAAGGTACGTGTGTGGGTCAAGGATCCATCCGGGATCAAAACCACCTACATTTATCCTGACGATCCGGAGGTAGTGAAAGTGGCCGAGGGTGTGTTTGAGTTCAGCATCTACGCAGCCATGTCTGGCCGCTACTACTACCGGATGGACGACAATGAAGTGAACGTCGCAGAAGAAGGTTTCTTCGATGTACGTAGAAGTCAGTTAGTGTGATGACCGACATATCTGGACCGACCCTGGAGATCTCCATTACCACTACCCAACTGATTCGCGCCGGCGATCTCTGGAGCATCCTCCAGCAGGCAAGCGAAGCCGGCGATGTGCGTGTGAAGGTGGACTGGAACGGGATCAACGCCCGGGCCTGGGACCAGTCGTTTGTACCCTGGCAGAGACCGGAGCATGAACTATAAGCAGCGCGCTTTCGTCGAGGAGTACCTTCAGTGCTGGAACGCAGCTGAAGCGGCTCGCCGCGCTGGTTATTCCGAGAAAACAGCCAGAAGCAGCGGCAGCCGGCTCCTGGGCCTCCCATACATCCAGGAAGAAATTCAGCGCCGGATCGCTGAGAAAGCGATGTCCGCTGACGAGATCCTGCTGCGCCTCGCCAAGATGGGCCGTGGTGACATCCGGGAGCTCTTCAAGATCCAGGAGCGCTGGACAAGGTGGCCAGCTCCATCCGAAGAGATCATCGACGAGGAGATCCGCATCGAAGAAGGTCCAAACGGGGAGGATGTGGAAGTCGTTTATTACCTGGTGAGAAAGGTGGTCTTCGATGCCGAGGCGATGGTGGATCCAAAGCGCAGCTGGATGGTGAAGAAGTTCAGTGACTCACCAAAGAGCGGCTTCGGTGTGGAGATCTACGATGCAAAGGATGCGCTGATCCAGCTTGGACGGGTCCATGGACTGTTCACCGATCGCCAGGAGGTGACCGGCAAAGACGGCGGGCCGGTAGATATGAGAATTAACGATGGAGAATATCATCGAGCAATATCTACACTCGCTGCTGCCATCCGAGAAAGCCTTTCTGGAGCGAGTGCAAAACCGCACAGCACTGTGGATACCGCAGAGCAAGCCACAGTGGCTGGCGTTCCTGACGAGGGCAGATGAGCTTTTCTACGGCGGCGCAGCAGGCGGCGGCAAGACCGATCTGGTCATCGGGCTGGCGGTGGAATGTCACCAGCACTCTGCCATCTTCCGCCGTGTATACCCCAATCTCCAGGGTATTATGCGCCGTGCACGAGAGATTATTGGTACGCACGGCAAAGAGAACAAGACTGATAAGATCTGGACTTTTCCGGACGGCCGCACCATCGAGTTTGGTGCGGTGCAGTTCGAAGACGACAAGAAGAACTGGCAGGGCCGGCCGCATGACCTCAAAGCCTTCGACGAAATCACGGAGTTCTCGGAGTCGCAATACGAGTTTATCTGCGGCTGGAACCGCACGACCGATCCGGGCCAGCGTGTTCGTGTCATTGCGACTGGCAACCCGCCACTCGACGAGTCTGGCTCCTGGGTGGTCAAACGCTGGGGCGCCTGGCTGGATCCAGCACATCCGAACCCGGCAAAGCCCGGTGAACTGCGCTGGTATGCGACGGTCAAAGGGCAGGAGCGAGAGTTCCCGAATGGGGACCCGGTGGAGATCGATGGAGAGACGATCTACCCGCGTTCCAGAACATTCATCCCTGCCCGGCTCGAGGACAACGTCTATCTGGCCAGTGATCAGCGCTATCGCTCCGTCATCCAGTCGCTGCCTGAACCGCTGCGCTCGATGCTGCTCAACGGCGACTTCCATGCCGCAAGCCGGCCAGATCCCTTTCAGGTCATTCCGACCGAATGGGTCAGGGCAGCGCAGCGCCGGTGGATGGAGCGGCCCCGGCCGGATGTGCCGCTCACTGCTGTCGGGATCGATGCCGTCCGTGGTGGAGATGACAAGATGACCCTCGCCAGGCGCTATGACAACTGGTACGACGATGTTAAGAAGTGGCCAGGCGTACAGGTCCCGGACGGCGCCACGGCGGCAACGCTCGTGCACAGCGAGCTCGGCGATGAAGAACCGGGATACGTCAATGTCGATGTCATCGGTGTTGGATCCAGCACCTTTGACCACCTGAAGATCATTTATCCTAGTGTCATCCCGGTGAACGTCTCGGAAAGCTCTGACTACCGGGACAGATCGGGCAAGTTGAAGATGCGCAATCTGCGAGCGGAGATGCACTGGCGCATGCGGGATGCTCTGGATCCCATCCACGGCGATGACATTGCGCTCCCAAATGATCCTGAAGTTCTGGCCGATCTGTGCGCTGCCAGGTACAAGGTGACTTCCGCCGGCGTGCAGATCGAGGACAAGGAAGAGATCAAGGCCCGCATCGGCCGCAGTCCGGACGTTGGGGAGGCGATCATGCTGGCCAACTTGCCGGGAAAGACGAAAGTCGATTGGGACGACCTCCAGGGCCTGGGTCGCATTGAAGACTATCAGAACAGGTGGACGTAATGAGCGATCAACCATCAAAATGGGGTGAGATCGGCACCCCCGGGATCGAGAGCTGGGGCGGGTGGGTCCGAGAAGCCTATCATTCGCAGCTCTACTGGCCAGAAGTTGCACCGCTGTACTCGCGCATCTGGCGCAGCGATCCCGAGGTGACCGTTGTCAGGCACTTCTTTGATTCTTTGTCCGGAAATCTGGAGATCCGCTGGGAGTTGCCGACCCACATCGGCAGCCGCGAGCTGGATAAACCAACCGACGACGACCTGCGAGCGCTCGATTTCGCCTACGAGGTGAGCGAAGATATCGAAGGCGGGATCGGAGAATGGCTGAACTCCTGCATGACCCGCGTCCCATTTTTCGGATGGGGCTGGTGGGAAGCTGTGCCCGGGCTGCGCAAAAAGGACTGGCAGCCGCCTGGTGATGATGACTGGCGATCCAGTTTCGACGACGGTCTGATCGGGTTCCGCCGGCTGGCATTCCGTCACTACAGCTCGCTGTACCGCTGGGATATCGATGACGCCACGGGGCGGCTGCGGGGCATGGAACAGCACGATCCGCCGAACCCGATCCGAAAAATCCCGCTGGACCGCAGTCTCCATATCACGTATGGAGACAATGACAATCCTGAAGGCCTGGCCACACTGGAGGCGATCTGGCGGCTTGAGCGGCTGAAGTATGGCCTGGAGATCGTCCAGGGCATCGGCTACGAACACTCGGCCGGGCACCTGTCCATTACCGTGGAAGATGCGGAGTTTGACAAGGCGCAGGTCCGGGAGGCTGCCCGGATGATCATGACCGCTCAGGAAGGCAATTACGCAGCCTGGCCGAAAGGCGTGAAAGGTGAAATCATTGATGTTCCTTTCGGAAGCGCCGATCCCATTCTCGCCGCTATCAAATATTACGGTATTCTAAAGTTGTCCGTGTTTGGGATGCAGTGGGTGGCGCTGTCGGCCACAACCGGAACGGGCAGCTATTCGGCCATGCAGGACTCGTCAAGTATGGCGCTCCTGATCTTCAACAACATGGCCAGCCAGTTCGTCCGCCAGGCGGACAAGCAGATCGGGAAGCGGCTCTTCGAGTACAACCGGACGGCTTTCCCCAATCTGACCCGCCGGCCGGTGATGAAGGTTTCGAAAGTCGACAAAATCATTCCGCTGCCTGAGCTGGCGTCGTTCCTGAACGCCATCAGCGCCATTTTGCCGCTCGGCCGGGATGACATCATCGCCATCCGCAGCAAGTCCGGCTTCCTGCCCGAGACGCCGGCGGAAGAGCAGAGCCAGGCCGCTGTGGAACCGGAGCCCGAACCGGAAGAAAGCCCGGAGGCAGCAGAAGACGCGGCGGAGGAAAACATGGAGCCTGACGGAACACCTGATAATGGAGAGCTGGCAGCTCCTCCGAACGTGACCCGGGACGGCGTGATGGTCGCCTTCCCGCTCAGCAGGTCCGTGGCCATGAAGCTGGCGCAGTCGGAGAAGACGATCCCGGCCGCTACGAGCATCCTGGCGCCGGCCGAACTGCATATCACGTTGGCGTTTCTAGGCCGGGTGAATGAGCAGGAACTGGAGTTCGACGATCTGCTGGAGGTCGTGGAGAAGTTTGCGTCCGGGGCGTCAGAAGTATCTGGCGTCTACCGCCAGGTGAAGCGCTTCCACAATCCGGACTCGGGATACGGTGACGCCATTTATGCGGCGTTCGAGTCGGACACGATCAAACGCTTCCGATCGAAGCTCGCTCGAATGCTGAAGCGCAAAGGTTTCACCCTGAGCCCCCGGCCTTTTGTCCCGCACACCACCCTGGCCTATGTCCCCAGCGACGCCGGAAATGTCAAGGTCGAGATCCCTGAAACCGAGGCTACCTTTAATTCTCTACTCGTGGTATGGGGAGCGGAGACCAGGATCGTGAAGCTCTCCGGAGAGGCAAACCTGGCCCGCCGGCCGTTCGTTGTGGAGCCCGAGGAGCAGCCGGATGACGTCGGCCATTACGCTAACGTGGATGAAGGCGACCTGGAGAGTGCAGTGAGAGCATTCGAACGGTGGGCTGAGAAGAATGCACCGCAGTATGCCAGGATCCTGCGGGCACAGGTGGAGGAGGAGAGCGATGAGCAGAATAACGATTGAAATTAACGCATCCCACCCGGAATTTCGAGCTCTGGGTGATGAAGTGAGGTATCGGATTTATCTGGATGGCCAGGACATCACGGATAAGGTTTACAAAGTCGAGATCGAGCTGGATGCGCCAGGTACACACCCCACCGGGTGGAGTGTTGTTCGAATCTCGGTGATCGGACGCAGGCAGCCTGTTGTGGCGAGATTAGGGCAGATTGAGTTCGATAACATTGAACATCTGCTCAAGGAAAGCGCGAACGATAATGAGCCCATCATATGGGGACCGGCTAACATATTCGAGGTCCGAGATAAGACCCGCGGCAGCAACCCGTTTGAAGGTTGATGATGATCACGAGCTGCAGCACTTCATTCAAAGGTGGATCGAGATCGATACCAGTGAACCTGAAGCGGCTCCCACGCTGGCCGGAAACCTTTCGAAAGAATTCTGGTGCTGGTATTACGACACCTCTAAGGAAGGCAGTCCGTGATCGTCCGTGATCTGCTAAAGCAGCGCATTGTCGAACTGGCCGAGCGAGTCGGATTCACCTTCGAGCGCAGGACTGGCCGCTACCGGAACAACGCCACCGGCCGCTTCGTCGCGGAAAGGACACTGCGGGGCCTGGCCGAGAAGTTCAGCGATTTCACCGCTCAGAACATGCGCCGGCACACAGAGCGGTTTATCGCCGGCGAGATCGATCTCCCGACCTGGCAGGACCGAATCGCTAAGGAACTGCGCAACAGCTACCTGGTCAGTACCCAGATCGGGCGGGGCGGAAAGAATGCCATGACACCGGCTGACTACGGCCGGATCGGCGGCCGGTTGCGCTTCGAGTACCGGAAGCTCAATCAGTTTGCCCTGGAGATCAAGGCCGGAATGCTTACGGATGCGCAGATCCTGGCCCGGGTGCAGCTCTACGCTCCTGGGGCTCGCACCGCATACTATGACGGTCTGACAGCGGCGATGAAGGACGCAGAGCTCACGGAGGAACGGCGTGTGCTGAACCCGGCCGAGCACTGTGAAGACTGCGTTGGCTACGCGAGAATGGGCTGGCAGCCGATTGGAACACTTCCACCACCAGGCACAATGTCGAGGTGCTTGCACAACTGCCAATGCACAATGGAGTACAGGTGATGGACGAGACGAAAGAGCAGCCAAATGCGCCGAAGGAAACTCCACGCGATATCTCTCAACATGCGGTGAGTCTGGCTCGCTTACTCGATCGCCTACCGCCAGGAAAGTACGTCATCGAGCTGGATAAACCCGAGCAGAAAGGCGGCTGGCGAACGACGGTCGCACAGCATATCATCGTCAGGGAGATGTGGAAGTGAGTGAAAACAGCTCGTTTCTAAAAGTGATCCGCAAGGTTTTCGGCTCGAGATCTAATACCAGTATATACTTTGAGCCGTGTGGATCCCACGAGACCAACCCCTTCCCGTGGCCAGTCTCATACATACCTAACCCGCGCGGCTCGCACAAAACGAATCCGTTCGGACCTCCCGGTTTATACCTGACCCGCACCAAACAGTGCGAATACTGTGGATGGCACAACGACGGAAAGAATACGACCTGCCAGGGCTGCGGAGCACCATAGAAATTGCGCCAGGGGACACCGGGCTTTAGCCCGGTGGGGAATGGCGCTTGCCTCCTTTCTGTGGTATAATCAAAGTGTCTAGGCAACATGGTGCTCCGGTTTTTTTGTTTAGCGTGCGCCCCTGTCGGCACGTGTTGCCTAGACACCAACACCGGACTTGCCGACAGGGGCGCTCCTTTTTGAGCGTATGCTGAAGACCTACCGTTATCGCCTTTATCCGACCGAGAAACAGCAGGAGACCCTCAGCGAAATCCTGTGGGTTGCCTGTTGGCTTTACAACCGCGCGTTGGAGTACAGGCGTAAGCGGTGGAACGAAAGCCGTAAATCTGTCACTTACAACGAACAGGCCGCTATGTGGCGGGATTGGCGTAATGAAGAGCCGGACGAAAATCCTTTGCGCCTGCTCAACATGAGTGCGGGTCAGCAGGTACTTCGCCGCCTGGACAGCGCCTACCGCCAATTCCTGAAAGGCAAACGGGGTAAGCCGCGTTTTCAGAAGCCTTCCCGCTTCAATTCGGTGAACTACAAGCCGGGTGACGGAGCAACCGTGAAGGCGAACCGGCTGTACGTTCAGAACGTCGGGCTTATCAAGGTACGTTGGCATAGAGCGCTGCCGGAAGGAAAGATCAAAAACATTATTGTCTTTCGAAAACCTTCCGGCTGGTACGTTCTGTTTCAGGTTGAACTTCCAGAAAAGCCGGTAGAGAAATCCGCCAACCCACCCGTTGGGGTGGATATGGGCATCTCTCATGCCCTCGCCATTTCGGATGGAACGTTCTTTGACAGCCCGAAATACTTGCATGCGTCGCTCCGCAAGCTGCGGGTATTGCAACGCTCCCTGTCCCGTAAAAAGAAGGGCGGTAAGAATTGGCGTAAAACCGCCCGACAGATCGCCCGCCTGCACGAACACATCGCCAACCAGCGCCGGGATTGGTGGCACAAAACCACCCGAAAACTGGTTGACACCTACGGCACAATTGTGCTGGAAGATTTGTCGCTCAACTTCATGCTTCAAAACGGTCATCTCTCCCGCGCCGCGCATGACATCGGTTTGGGGATGTTCCAAAATTTGCTCACATACAAGGCGATCGGGGCCGGATGTGAAGTGATTTTGGTCAACCCCAAAAACACCAGTCAGGCGTGTTCCAGTTGCGGGAGTATCGTTTTGAAGAACTTGAGCGTTCGTACTCATGTTTGCCCTTACTGCGGTTTGGTACTCGATAGAGATGTCAACGCTGCTTTAAACATTCTTGCGCGAGGACTTCGCGCTAGGGCGTTAACGTGTCCCGTTGGGGAGTGCGTTGCCCTAGAAGCTCCCCCGCTTTAGCGGGGAGAGTAGGTCACCCTTCTGGCCATCCTCGTGGAGCTGCGTCACCTAGCCACGATATTGGTTAAAAAGACTTGAGAAATTGTTTGCATTTCTCAAAAGATTGCGGTAATATCTAATTAGCTGGCCCGCATTGGGCCTTGCTCAACAACCGAATACTAACCGTACCTTGTCATTAGACTGGCCGGACCAATTATGGTCCGGCCTTTTTTGTTTTCTGGAGCTTGCGCATGACCGAAGAAATCCAGAGTGGATTTTTATTTGTCGACCTGGCGCTGGCCGACGGACGCCCATTCGACGGCCTGGCGGCTGGAGAGTTCATTGACATGTATGGCCGCAAGGTTTCGTTCAAGCCCGATGAGCTGGACGAATACGCGGCAAATACACAGGCAGCAATCGAAGCCACCCGTTCCGAGTCTGGCGAGCTCGTTGGCCTTCCGATCGACACCCGCAATCACGACAGAGGCGATGCGGCCGGCTGGATCGTAGGCGTGGAGCGGGAAGGCAATAAGCTGCGCTTCACCCCGAAGTGGACCGACCTGGGCCTGGATCTCATCAGCCGGGGAATTCAACGCTTTTTCTCTGCCACAGTCAACGTCGTGTCAAAGACCGTATTGGGCGGGACGCTGACCAACTGGCCGGCCACGCGGGATAAGACGGGCAAGGTCCTGCTGCGGCCGATCGAGCTCTCCATGCCGGCCCTGCTGGCGGTGGAAGAGAGCCTGAACGAACGTATTGCCCGGATCCGCAGAGCGTTTGATGCTCAGTTCGATGTGTACGAGAAGCCAGGCTACTGGGTGATTGATGTCTTCGATGACTACGTGATCGTCGAGAGCGAGCAGAAGTTTTACAAAGTCACCTTCGAGGATGACGGCGAAGAGATCACTTTTGCCGATGCCAACGATTGGACGGAAGTCAAGCGGTCATGGGTGGAGGCCGCGATGAGTGAAGTGAATAACGGCGAGCCTGGGGCCGCCGAGATTAGTGAAGATGGAGAGGCAACCATGACGACTGAACTGACCAAAGAAGAGCTGCAGTCCCTGATCGCAGAACAGGTCAAGGCGGTCCTGGGCGAACTCACTACGCCTCCCGCGAAAAACAGCGGTGGTGATAACGACAATCCCAGCGATCTGCTCGAGCTGTTCAACCTGCAGGGAGCCAGCGAAGAGGTAGTGGCTGCGATCCGCGAGACCCTGCTGGAGCAGTATGACCAGATCCAGCAGAAAGCCAAGCGGGAAGCAGCCGAGATGATCGCCAACGTACGGCGTGAGGCGAACATCTCGGAATTCTGCCAGAAGGTGACCGGCGGGACGGAGGATGCTCCCCGCGGTCTGCCGGTCAAGAGCGACGAGCTCAAGAACTTCCTGCTGAGCCTGAACCCTGACCAGCTCAAGTTTGCCACCGGCATGCTTGAGACGATCGTCAAGAGCGGGCTTGTGGAATATACCGAGCTCGGACACGGCAAGAAGACGAAAGGGACCCAGCCCCTGCCCGCAGAGATTGCTGCCCGGCTCGACAGCGGCGAGCTGAAGCTGGCAGATCTGAGCAATCCCATCCTGGCCCCCATCCTCGGGGACCTGGAACAGTACGACCTGAGCAAATGGGAGAAGTGAGACATGGCTAACATGACCTCCGACGTGCAGCGCCCGGTCCGGGTTCCGGCCGGGGGACTGACCACCCGCAAACTGAAGCTGGCCGGCTACACCAACGCCGGCAGCGGGAACACAGCCTTCACCGTCTATAAAGGCGCCATCGTTGGCTGTGATGTATCGGATACCGACGGGTACTTCCGCAATTGGGACTCTGGCATCACGACCGCGAACTCGGACATTTTTGGCGGGATCGCTGCTGAGCAGCAGAGCGTGACGAGCGCTGATACTGCCGATGGTTCCGTTGAGATCACCGTGTATGTCAACGGCGTGTGGGGCTTCCCGAAGGGCAACATCGCCATAACTGACATGGGCGCAGTCGCCTATGCGGCCGATGACGGCACGATCAGCACCGCCACCAGTGGGCTGGCAATGGGTCTCATCGTGGACGTGGACGACACCTACGCCTGGGTGGATATCGCCGACTTCGCCGGCAAAGTGTCCTCAACCACTGCCTAGCAGAAATTCAGAGGTGAACAATGATTACTCGTAAAGATATCGCTGCACACCTGGAGCGCAACATCCGGACGGGCTTTCTGCTCGGCGCAAGGGATTACCAGCCGCTGCGAAGAGCGTTTGCCGCCGAAACGACCTCCGACGGTGCGTTTGAAACCTACGCTGATATGGGCACCGTGCCCTGGCCAACCCAGAACGCCGGCAAGAAAGGCCCCGGCGGGAAGGATGCCCGCACCGGTGCGCCGGTCGTCAACAAGCTCAACGCTGGCCAGCAGGTGACCATCGTGGGGGGCGAAGAGAAGTCCCTCATCGTCTACAACCTGGACTGGGAGATCACCATCGGTGTCACCCACAACGCGATCAACGACGATCGGGCCGGCGATCTCGAGGCCTGGGCTCGAAGTGCTGCCATCAACTTCGAGCGCCATATGGACTTCGTCTGCTTCGACGCCCTGAACAACGGCGGATCCACCGCGGCTTATGGCGCCTGCTACAACGGTCTGGCGTTCTTCAATAATGCCCACGTCGACCCCGGGGCAGAGTACCAGACAGCGCAGGACAACGCCTATGCCCTGGCCCTTTCGCTGGACAACTTCGAGACGGTCAAGGTAGCTGCTGCCAAATTCCGCGATGGACGCGGTCAGCCTGTTGGTCTAAACCACAACCTGCTGATCGTCCCGCCTGATCTGGAGCGCGTCGCTGCTCAGATCGCCATGAACCGCGAGGCGTACGACACCGGCAACCGGGAAATGAACCCCTACGCGGGTTCGGTCCGGCTGCTTGTGGCTCCTGGTGGATGGCTCGACACAACTGCCTGGTTCGCGGTCGATCCGAACCTGCCGCAGAAGCCCATCAACCTGCAGATCCGCCAGCGCCCCGACCTGGTGGTCTGGGACGACTTTATGGCCGGCGATGGCGGCGTGCGCTACTACAAGTGGCATGCCCGCTATGCAGTCTTCTACGGCGACTGGAGACTGGCCGTCCAGGGCAACACCTAGGAGGTGCTGCTGTGGGAACCACAAACTTTGATGCGGTGGAAGCCGCAACCTTCACCGGCGACCTGACCGGCAACTCTGTTGGACAGCATCGCCATCCTGTCCAGACGCTGACCGCCTCCGGAGCTATCACGATCGACAGCGGCATCGTCTGCCTGGCGCACAATACCACTATCATTGCCGCCACCCTGGATGCACCGAATCCGGGCGATGAGCTGTTCATCATCAACACCTCGGCCAGCGGCACTGCGGCTCACACGGTCACGCTGCCGAATGGTGTGACCTGGGATGGGACGAACCGCGTTGCCACACTCGACGCTCCAGGCGAGGCGCTGCATGTCGTCGCTGTCTCTGCGACCCGGTTTTTCGTCATGGAGAACATCGGGTCGGTTGCATTCTCGTAGGAGAAGGCTATGCGAGCAAGAGTAAAGGCGGACTGCCGGTGGTCCTCGATCACCGCATTCGGTGGATTGGAAATGGTGCGTGACGAATGGCGCCAGGTTCCTGCCGGATGCGAAGACGAGGCCCGGCGTAATCCATACCTTGAAGTCGAAGAGCTTACTGCTGCCGGGTTGGATCGGGAAGGGGCAGGCGGCCCTCCTCCGCCTGCCCCGCCCGCCCCGGAGAACGACCCTGAGCCTAAAGGCAAAAAGGAAAAGAAATGAGAAAAGTCGGGCCCTTTTCGAGCGGCGCAGCGGCTGGGAACAATGGAGCCGCCACCGCGAACAGCACAACGGCGATCGAGCTCGCCGGTCGAGTTGCCGGCATCTATGTGAAGTACAACGACAGCCCGCCGGCAACAACCGGTGTCAAGATCGAGACGGTTGGGACGGCGCCTAACCCGCCGTCCTACACCCTGCTCGAGCTCTCGAATGCCAACACCGGCGGGTGGTTCTATCCCCATGTGGCCATCCACGACACCGCAGGGGCAGCGATCGCCGGCGAGTACGACACGCTCCTGGTCGCTGATCGCGTCAAGATCACGATCGCCGGGGCCAACGCCAACGACTCAGTGGATGTCTGGTTCATCCTGGAGTAGTCATGAGCCTTTCAGATAACGCCTATGGTTCGGTCGCCGGCGTCGCCGCGCTTGTTCCCCGGATTGCGGCCGGGGATGACTTTGTTTCTGCCAGGCAGCCGACCAGGGAACAGGTGGAAGAGTTCATCAACGAGGTCTCCGGCGTTCTGAATGTCCAGCTCGCCCAGGCTGGCTTCAAGATCCCGATCACGCAGCCGGATGCAAAGGCTGCGCTCGACATGTTCGTGAACCAGGAAGTAGCGGCGATATGCGAGGGGATCAACGGCGCCGGCCGCTTCGGGCCTACCCGCTGGCAGTCCGGATCCAGATACGCCCTGGTCCTGAAAGACGTTCAGGCTTTTATCGCCGATTACGCCACGGGCTTTAAACGACTGGGGGCCGCTCGAACGGACGATCTCGCTTCTGGAGTCTCCTTCCGGAACATGGATGAACGAGGAAACCAGACTTTCCCGCTCTTCCAGCGTTCCGGGTTCGGTGACGATCGCTTCCAGACCGATTGGGACAGGCGCTGATATGCCGATCTTACACATCACCACGCAGCCATCGTATAGAGACGTTTTCGGCCGGTTCGCAAAGGCAAATCAGCAGCTGCTCAACGATAAGCGTGAAATGCTGCGCCGTCTCGGCCGGCGCTGGGTGGAGATCGCCAGGGAAGAGGCGCCAGTCCGCAAAGGCGACTTCAGGAAGAGCATCCACTTCCGGACTTTCGAGGCTGGCCAGACGCTGGAACTGCGCGGGTATTCGGCTGAGCCGTTAGGCAGGTACATCCGGGAGGGGACTGACCCCCACGTTATTCGAGCGAGACGGGCCAAGGTGCTGCGCTTCCTGTGGCCAAACGGACCACGCTCGAGCAGCACCTTTGTGGGCTTTCATTTTTACCCCTATGTGAATCATCCGGGCACGAAGCCAAATCCCTACCACCAGCGGGCATATAGCCGCTGGCAAGCAGAAGCCGGGCGAGAGCTGCGGCGGATCACCGTGCGCTACAGGTCGGCAATCACATGAGCGAGAAGGCGGTCCAGACTGCACTGCAGGCTTTCCTGAAGGGAATGCCCGAGTTCCAGGATGACTCGGTCACGATCTGCGACTGGAGCGTGCTCGACGGGCCGGTGATCTACGCTCCTTATGCAGTGATCGAGCCGGCGAACGAATTTGAGGTGCGCTGGGAAACGTCAGAGCCGCAGAGCACCTGGAATGAGGTCGTCAACATCTATGTTCCATTCTTCGATTGGGGCGAGTCCAGAGCAGCACTGCGGGATCTGCGGGACGCGATCATCAGCCGGCTGAACGATCCGGATGCAGTGCTGGGTCTTGCGGTGCGCAGCGTCCGCAGCGGCAGTCCGATCGGAGAAGTGTACAACGGGTACATCCCCGAGGATCAACGGCCGGATGCGCTCCCGATCTTCCTGACCCAGGCGCTTCTCGTGCTCTGTGAGGAGTTTTGATATGGCAAAAGGCAAGAACAAGCTCGTGCGCTGGCTGCGAGTGTTTGTCGACGGCTACAACCTCTCCGGCGATGCCAGGAACTTCGCCAGCATGGACAACATGATGGAAGGCGTCGACCTAACTGGATGGAGCGAAGAAGTGCGCTGGGGCATTGCTGACAAACTTCGCCAGGTCGGAGTGCGCGGCTTCCAGGCGCTTCTAAACGATACAGCTCAGAGCGGCGCCCATTCCGTTCTGAAGAACCCAGGCAGCCCGATGGTTGTCTCGTTTTTGTTTGGCGGCGGTGCAGAACCAGACTTCGGGGATCCGGCGTACCTGCTCGGCAGCATACAGGTAAGCGCACCGGCAGGCCTGGACGGCCAGGCCCATGTTCTGACCGCTGATTTCCTGCCAAACGGCAGGACCAGCGTCAACCCGTTTGGTGTCGTACTGCATCCGGAGACGAACATCAACGCCACAACCCTGGGTGACAGCGTGGATAATGGCGCCGCCACATCCGGAGGATGGCACGCCAATCTGCACATCACCGCCACCAGCTCCGGCGATTACGAATTCCGTATTGAGCAGAGCGCAACCGGAGCGTTCTCGGGTGAGGAGACCACGCTGGCCACCTTCACCCTGGATGGCAGTGCAATCGGCAGCGAGGAATTGAGCGGCAGCGGAAGCGTTGCCCAACACGTGCGTTTTGTTGCAACGAAGACGGCCGGGAGCTGTACACCGGTCTGCGTATTCGCCAGGAATTAGGAGAAAGTCTCATGGCTGGAAAGAACAAGATTGAACGCGGTTTTCGTCTCCTGTGGGACGGCAAAGACCTGAGCGGCGACCTGGTACCAGGATCGGTGAGCGGCGGCGGGATGGTGCTAGATGAGGTGGACATGACCGGAGTTTCGGAGACAGTGCGCAACTACCTCGCCGGCCACGCCACGGCAGCCATCTCTGCCCGCTTCCACATGAACGATGACACCGACCGGTCCTTCGACGTGCTGGCAGGCGCTGAAGGGACCATTAAAACCATCGCCCTGCAGTACGGATCCAACGGCGCTGCTCCCACGTCGGGAGATCCCCAGTGGTCAGGCAGCTACGTGTTTCTCGGCTTCAGAGTCGTTGTGGACGGCGGGAAGATGGTGATGGAATGCTCCTGGCAGCCAGGATCTTCTACTCCGCCGGCGTGGAGCACGATCACATGAGCAAGACGAAAGAGCCGCGCAAATTCGCCTGTCCCTGGGGCGGTTATGTGCTGCTGCCTGGAACCTGGCTGGGTGAACACGCAGCCAGACGTGAAGAGGCGTTCCGGAAGGCCGAAAAGGCTAGTTTGCCAAACATCTTCGCTCGCTTTTCTGCGGCCCTAGCCGTTCTGGAGGATTGGTCGGGGATCCCTGGCATGGAGGGCAATCCAGAGAAATGGGATCTGGCCAAACTCGACTGGGGAATCATGGCCTGGCTCATTGGCCTGGTCGAGGGCGATATCGCCGGAGCGCTTGAAGTCCCAAAAGTCTTTTACTCGCCGTTGCCCGCTGGGCAGGCGGCGGAGGAGACGACGAGCAGCCCGTCTGGGAGTTCGGAGAGCGAAGCGCAGACCTCCAAATAGGAACCATTCAGGCCTGGATGGCATGGGAGCGGCATGGAGTCTTGCCTTTTTCAGGAGGCTGGCTATCCCAGCCGCTCCATTTGCTTGCGCAGTTTGAGGCGCTGCACTTGACGCAGCTGACCTATCAGATGAAGGCAGCCGGGCACATGGACAAGATGACGGCAACGCAGCGAGAGTTGCTCCGCTGGCTGGAGAAGGACGATGGCTGATCGCATCGAAGTCGATCTGATTGTCAAGGCGTTGAGCCAGGGTTTCGATAAGCTCGACAAAGAAACCCAGGGCCTTGCCAACGCGATGGACAAGCTCATCCAGAAGGAGAAGCAGTCCGCGCAGATGAAGTCTGCAAAGGAAGCCCTCGCTGGAATGAGCCAGCAGCAGAAGGACGCCTTCCAGTCGGCTCTTCAACTCTCTAAAGCGCAGAGCCAGCTTGCACAGTCACAGGAACAGGCCCGGTTCACGACTAAAGGCCTGGGGCTTACGCTTACCGACCTTAAATCCGGGCTCGATCTGGCACTGGGAGCGGCGAAGACTTTCGCCCAGATCCTCGAAACTACCTTCAACGTCGCCAAGGAAGGTGCGCAGCTCGAATTTACCGCCCAGCGCTTTGAACGTCTGGCTGAGGGGATCGGTACGACCAGCACAGCGCTGATGACCGATCTACGCATGGCCACCCGGGGCATGATCGACGACTCCCAGCTCATGGGCTCGGCTGCGGATCTTATCAGTCTTGGCCTGGCCAAAACGCACAACGAGGCCGTGAGATTGGCCAGAGTTGCAGCCGGGCTGAACATGAACATGAACCAGCTCGTGCTGACCCTGACGAACCAGACCACCATGCGGTTTGACGCTTTAGGGGTTGCGGTCGACGGGTTCGAGGAAAAGGTCAAGGCGCTCGAGCAGACAGGGCTGAGTGCAGAAGAGGCGTTTCGGGAGGCGTTTCTCCAGCAGGCGGAGGAGCAGCTCAAAAGAGTCGGCGAAGCGGCGGACTCGGCAGTCGGGCCGTACCAGCGCCTGGAAGCGGCCGTCAAGAACCAGACCGACGCGTTCAAGAGACAGGTATCTGAAGCTCTTGCGCCGCTCGTTGGACTGTTCGCGGACGTGATGGAAGGCCATACCATGCTGCGCACCGAGATTCAGGCATCAGCGTATGATCTGAAAGAGAGCGCAAAGTCCTGGGACGAGTACGCCGAGAGTGTCATGGAAGGCATCCGGCAGTCCGGATACTTCACCAAAGTCGTCGACGACCGGATCCGAGTGTTCCAGCGAGAGGGCAGCGTAACGGTAGACATCACGGATAAATTCGACCTGCTGGCACGTTCCGAGTGGGAAGCGGCGCAGGCCGCGGATGAAGTCGGTAAAAAGTCTGCCATGTCGGTCTCGCAAATACACGAGATGCGCGCCGCTACAGAAGCCGCACACGGCGCCGGCCGGAATTGGGCTGACATGCTCTACGAACAGGGCGACGCGCTGGATGAAATGCGCAAGCAAGCCGAAGAAGCGGGAAAGGCCGCGCGCAGTCTCAAAATCACGTTCGCAGAGATGACCGAACAGCGCCTTGCGGATACGCTCCTCGCCGACATCACCAAAGCCTATCAGGAGGGTCTCATCAGCGCCGAGGAGTACCGTGCCATGAGCGCCGAGGTTGCGCACACCATCGGCGGCATCCCGCTGGAGCAGATTAACGCCTCAACGGCGCTCTTTACCCTCCAGCAGGACTATCTGACCGGCAAGATAACGCTGGAAGAGTATATTACAGCCGTGCAGCGGTTCAATGAAGAACTGAACGGCATTCCCAGCACGATTTCGGTACTCATCGATTTGAAAGTGCGGGGCGACGAGGCCCTTGCATATCTCAAAGGCGGCGGAATTTACGCTGGAACACCAGCGCCAAATCCTGCCACAAACACCGGACAGTCGCGGACATCGAGACCCGGCGGCTACATACCCGGCTTTCAGACCGGCGGCTCGTTCGTCGTACCGCCGGGCTACCCGAACGACTCGTTTGTTATGCGCGTCTCGTCGGGCGAGCACGTGCAGGTGACGCCGGCGGGCAAGTCAGGCGGCGGGGGCGGCGGCGTCTACATAGAGAACCTGATTATCAGCGGCGCGGACAGTCCGGAGGCCACGGGGCACGCGGTTGTATCACGCCTGCGCAAGACTCAGGCCCGTTCGGGCATGGGTGATTACGGAGGCCGGTAGCCTATGGAATACACTGCACGGCTCGTTCACGGACCGCATACGCTCGATCTCAACGATGACACGTATTCGGTTTTTGACTTCGATTTTCCAGCGGAGCTGGTCGAACTCAGCATCTCTTCCGGGTCGAGCGCCAACAGGTACGCGGGTGGGCGCGTCACCGGGCGCAAGTTCAGCGACCGCAACTGGGCGCCGTCGATCATGATCACTGGCGCGTCCGTGCTGGAGACGTCGCTGGCGGCGCGGCGGCTGCGCGACTTCCTGGAGCTCACCGCAGACACCCGCTACGAGATGTACTTCGAGTACATGCCCCACAGAGCATACAGAGCAGTGCCGGTGTGGGGTCAGGACCGGCTGCGCTTCCACATAAAGTACGGGCGGGCGATGCTGGACGCGTCCTACTACATCGCTGACGTGCCGCAGAAGATACTGGTTGTTCCGCTGGACCTGCTGATCGGCCCGCACGCAGTGGGGCTCAGACAGCGGTTGGCGACGGCCACGGGCTGTATCATCGAAGACACGATAGGTACGACCGACGGGGCAAGCCGGGGCACGATTGTCGCCCCGAGCATCACGAATAAAATCACAAACCCCGTCTTTGGCCACGCCACCTGGAACAACGGCTGGGGGGTGGGGGCTGACCTCGTAGGTCAGAAAAACACGGACATCGAGCATGTCCTGTGGGGGTCGGTCAGCGCAAGGGTGACGCGAATTGGGTCCGGGACCAACTACAAGCTGACGCAGGTCATCAACGTCGGCAACACCAACACGCACCAGCTCATGGCGTATGTCAAGAAACTGGACGGGACAGCGGTAACAACTGCAGACGCACGCCTGTTCTACAACGATCACCTGACGACCACCTACACGCCGTGCGGCGGCGGGTGGTACCTGCTCACCGCATCCTTTACCGGTATCAATTCCAGCATCCACGTCGGCGTCTCGATTTGGGCATTTAACACGCCGATGTTTATCGCCGGCGTCCAGCTCGCCGAGAGCTCGACGGTTGTGCCGTTTATTTACGGAGACATGCTTGGTTGCGCCTGGACCGGCACGCCGCACGCATCGACTTCGACCAGCACGGCCGGATATGTGCGCATACCGACCGCCGGCATACTCAACGCCGGGGGCGGCACGATCCGCATGGCGGTGCGGCACCTGGCGGCCTATGGCCGGGCGTCAAACGGGTATTTATTCAGCGACGGCACATTCTGGGCGGCTTACAACCAGAGTGTCGACAAGTGGCGATTTTTCGACGGCACAGACGTCGTGGGCAATGCGGGGGCAGCGCAGAGCTTCGCCACGGGCGACATTCAAATTCTGCACTTCGTCTGGGGGCCGGCCGGCAAGCAGATTTACCTTAACGGCGCGCTTTACGACACCAGCGCCACACTCGCTGCGTGGAACGTGGGTAATTATCTCTACCTTGGCTCGCCCAATGCGCCGAGCGAGCGCTTCAACGGCACGATTTTGGGAACGCTTATTTTCGACGTGCCGCTCACCGCAGATGAGATCGCGGCCGACTACGCACAGGCAATTGCACACGTACGCGGCGGCGACGGCTGCGGGCAGCGCCTGGACGCCATTCCTTACATCTGGACGAAGGACGGCGACGATCAGGTGGACAACTGTAACGACTCAACGCGCGACAACTGGGCGGTTTGCGCCGGGATACCGGGCAACGTCGAAGCCGACACGACATTTCAATTAGAGACATCGAACGGTTTGAGCACAATCAAAACAGTGGCTATTTCTCGTTTTGACACCCATGTCTTTGTCGATCCGGGCGTGCTGTATGCCGACGATTTCTCGGGAGACACGAACACGGCAGACGCCACATGCAGCGGTGGAGACTACCACCGCGTCGGGGTGGCCGGCAGCCAGGCCGCGGCTTTCCCGGCGGCTGGTATCAGTAATCGCAACATCCTGGAAGAGATATTCGGCCGCGAGTACTACATAGCGATGCGCATTTACGACGAAGCCGCCAGCGACACGCTCTACATTCAAGGCTTGATTTACAACGGTGGTCAGGGGTCAATTATTGGCGAAATCAGGACAACCAGCGCCTCTCAGGTATGGCGGTTGTTACGCACGCATCCGGTTTATGTTCCACAGTACAACCGGTCAATCATCCCCTTCACAAATTACAGTTATATCTTCTACATGTTTCCGTGGATCGCTCGATTGGGAAGTCCGGATTACGTTCGCTTCGACTACATTTGCGCCGTGCCCCGTCCGGTCGTGCGCATTGGCAGTCTTAGCTCTGGATCGAACGCAACCAACCTTGTCTACAATGGGATGTACGCGGACGCGGTCGGCTCAGCGGGGTTCGAGGGGGCGGTGGAGGTGTCCGGCGACCCGGTAGCACTTGTGCCGGGGAAATACAATGCGTTGATTAGCTTTATCGGCATGGACGCCGCGAACCCCGCTACGATTACCTGGACGCTGACCTATACCGGGGTCTATATCATTCCACGCTGGGGGCTCATGTGATAAGCCGCAACCTGCTGAGCGTCGAAGCCTATTCGTCAGGCAATACACGCATTGCCGCGGCCGCCGACGACCTTCTTTACGCCGAGGGGATCACCTACTCGACCTACTTCCCCGGCGGCCTGTATGGCGATGCGTCGTTTTTCTGCCCGCGCGACGTGCTCAGGTATTGGGCCGTCAGGGGGGCGAAGCGGATTGTATTTCGCAATGGCAGCAGGATTGCCTACGAAGGTTATGTAGACGGGTTATCGGTCATTGCCAGCCGCGACAAGGAAGGGATGTATGTTCCTCTCATTGGCGCATGGGGGCATATCATGATGCGCCGGCGGATACGTAAGCGGTGGGCAGACACGCGGGTGACCGATGACCCGTGGCAGTGGAGAGAATATGCGCTCGCGGCCGAAAAGTGTACGCTCGATCGCTACGGACGGATCCGGTTTACACCCAAGGCAGTTAAATGGGATAACAACGAGTATGCCGCTGTTCGATATACCATGCCGACGGGCCAAACAGCGAAGCGCATCACCTTCAAGTCCGACCTGCAGGCCGGGTCGCAGGCGTGGGGGATTTTTGTTCTCAACCTGGCAACCTCAACCTATGAATTCTCTCGCACGACAAGCGGTGCAGACGCCAGCCTGCAGGACGTCACATTCGCAACGCCAACCCAGTCGATTGAGATCCGTTTTTACTCATTGGCAGACAACCAGACGCCACCATCGGATGGCACGATTTACGGCGAGATCACCGAATTGACTGTCTACTCCGAAACCGGGAATATCAACCTGACCGAGATCGCCAAGGACGTGCGCGGGCTGCTTACGGAGTTGAACGCGAGCGAACAGTACATTGGCTCGAACACGTTCAGCCTGGTACCGTTCATTGCGGATGACTTCGACACCGCGGCCGACATCCTGATTAACGCGGCAAGGTTTGGCGATGCGAGTTTCAACCAGTGGGGGGCGCAGCTTCTGGAGAGCGAGACGGTCGCCTCGCCGGATGGCAAGCCTGTCCTGTCCGTGCTTCAGTACCCGGCGCTCACCGATTACGATTACGTGCTGTCGTTTGCCGATGACAACCTGCCCGAGGGGTTGAGCATCGAGCTGGATTACGGCGATATTCGCAACTGGATTATCGTGCGCTATTCAGACGAGCATGGCCGGACTCAGTACCTGACACCTGACAATAACAGCGCACTCAAGGACGCAGCGAGTATCTCTGCCTGGGGGCAGCGAGATTATGTGTATGACATCGGGCCGGCAACATCGACGATCGCGCTCAACAACGGACGCCGGATGCTTGCCGCGTATAAAGATCCGCGCTGGGTCATGAACCGGCCAATCGCCGTTTCAGAGTTCATCCGGGCGAAGGGCGGCGAAGAAGTGCCGGCGTCGCTCGTCAAGGCCGGCAAGCGGGTCAAGATCATGGATTATGCCTCGGCCATCGACGGCATCGAGCCGGTATTCCTGATCAGCGCCACCAACTACGACGACGCCAGCGAGATCGTGCAGATTGCATCCGGCCCCGTGGACGAGCTGGTCATGCACCCATACTCACACCCGGTTATCGCCCCGCCTGATCCTGTACCGGACTCGGACAGCAGTGCCGCCAGCAGTGCCGCGCCAGCGCGCACGAACTGGAAACGCAAGTTAGGGTTGAAACCGGGGACGCCAGAATGGGAAGAAGCCAGCAAGTTCAAGGGGGACAGCCCGGCGCGCAGGGCCTGGATCGAAGAATACAAGAAGCGCAAGAAGAAGGGAAAACCCTGAAGCTCCACCGGCTAAAGCCGGTGGGTTCTGGGGCTGGGTGGGCTTTTCCGGGTTCTCACCACAGCAGGTTTTTTCTGCCGGTTACAACCGCTTTGTTTACACGTTGTTCGGCGGTCGCCTATTCATCCACCCGCTTTAGCGGGTGGCTTTCTGGGCGAGGATTCTGTAAAAAGAAACTCCCGGCGGTGAGGTCCGGGGGTTTCTTTGTCAATCGATGATCGAAAGCGGCAGTGGGTCAACGCCAGGTATCAGGTCTGTGAAGTCTGGCCATTCCATCCAGCCGGGTATAACGTCCATTCTCCTGTGCACGACAGGCAAATAAACCTTGTTCTGAAACGCACGGAAAATGACCTGCACGGCATCGAGCGGCTTTGCGGCATGACGCGTGCGCTCGATATAGACGTAATCCGCGCCAATCTCAATACAGTAGTAGCCGTTGTAATTGCAGCGCCGCTCCCCAACCACCAGATCCGAAAAACGGATGAAATCGGGCGGGTGCGGCTCGTCGTAGCTCAGGATCGCACTGACAGGCACATAGCCTGTGGGGGTAAGCGCGAGCAGGGCCGGGTCAACGTCCTGCAGAATACACTGGGTGCGGTCCTTACACCAGAACTCCAGGTTGTGTTCTGCATCAGGGCCAACATAGGCGATAGTCCAGTATTCCGGCCGCTCGCCGGCGCTGACCGATGCCGGCACGATGAGCAGCAGGATGGCTGCCAGCAGGATGATGACGCGTTTCATAATGACCCTCCTGTTTTCGAAAAGTCTTCAAAGCGCTTACGATTAATTGTTGCGATTTGTTGCGATTTGACAGACATGGTTGGTATCGTTGGAACGTATGATCTAATTTAAGCGCAGATTTAGATAGAATTTCGGCGCAGGTGACACGGTTGAACACAGTAGAAATAGAAGAATTTGCCCTACGCTTCAATCGCACTGAAGAGGTCGAGGGTTCGAATCCCTCCAGGTCCACCTGAGAAACCCCCTATATACGGGGGGTTTTTCTTTTTTTTAGGACCATTCGCCTATATGTGGACTGGCGTTCATCGCGTCTCCGGGAATAATGTTGCGATTTGTACGCGATTGAATCAGCTACCGCGGCAGGTCCAGCGCAACCAGTTCGCCGGGAGTAACCAGCTCCTCCATCATCTCGATGGCACCGGCATCCGCACCAGGGATCAGATGACCATAGATGTCTGAAGTGATGCTCACCCGGGCATGCCCGAGGATCCGGCTGACGACGATCGGCGGCCGGCCGTTTGTGAGCATAATGGCAGCTGCCGTGTGACGCAGGTCGTGAAAGCGGATGTCGGGGATGCTGGCCTTCTTGACCAGCGGCTTGAAATACCGGTTGTAAAGGTTCTTATGCTGCAGGGGCGTGCCTGTGGTGCTGGTAAAGATCAGGTTATGCTCCTTCCATTTTTCGCCGGCCAGCATGCGCTCCTGTGCCTGGCGTTCTAGATGCTCCTGCAGCACTTCCATCGTCGCATCTCCCAAGCTGAGCGTGCGGTTCGATTGTCGCGTTTTCAGAGAAGTAAACGTCTTTCCTTTGCGAGCCAGCTGCCGGCGGATTGACAGCGTCCGCCGGCCCCAGTCGATATCTGACCACTGCAGCCCGCAGAGTTCCATCTGGCGGGCACCGGTAACCACGGCCAGGTAAAAGAGTGCATACAGCCGGCTGTCCCTGGCGGTGGACAGGAAGTGGAGCGCTTCCGCTTCGGTGAGGAACTTCATCTCCACGTCTTCCGCCACCGGCTTCTCGACGGCATCCGTCACGTTGCGCCAGATCTGGCCGGTTTTGACCGCCCGGTTCAGTGCTGCATGCAGAATGTTATGCACCTTGATGACCGTGTGCGCACCCACTCCGTCCTGGATATAGGAATCCCAGACGTACTGGACCAGATCGGCAGTGAGGTCTTCGAGCCTCACATTACCTAATTCAGGCAAGATGTATTTGCGAATATTGAGCTCGTAATTTGCGTAGGTGTTATGCTTTAATGAGTTCTTCTTACTGGGTAACCAGCGCTCCAGGTATTCTCCCAGCGTCTCGCTGGCACCCTGATAACCCTGTTGAAGTTTGGCGGTCATTTCTTTCCGCCAGGCCTGTACAACAGACTTCTTTTTCGAAACCTTGCTCTTCCTGCGGCCGTTGATGGTCACCTGGGCAACCCAATATCCATCCGGCCGCTGATAGATCGTTCCTTCACCCTTTGATCTGGCCATGATTCCCTGCCAACTGCCTGGCTATATAGTCTTCGACGTCCTCGCGCCGGATCCGTACCGTCTGGGGCCCGAACCGGACGCTGGGGATCGTCCCCTCTCGCAGCAGCCGGTGGAGCGTCGACAGTGAGATATTGTACGCCTTTGCCACCTGTGCCGGCTTTAAATATTCCGTTGTCAACTCGGCCATAGTAACACTTTCCTTCCTGCTGGTCGATTGTGTGTCTACTATGTCTAGTGTATCACCGAGTTATAAAAAATAACAGAGTTATTTTCTGCTATCTACATACTAGATCAGAAAGTCTCTTGTCAATTCGTTGAGCATAGGTAGCAGCCGTCACTTGATCCAATGCAGAGTAGAACAAATCTATGTGAACTACCACCCGCTGAAGCGGGGTGGTTTTCTGGCGAATTTCAGATAAACGACTGCACTGCACCGAACAAAGGCGATCCGCTCTGATGTAACTCCCATCGTCACATCTGGGGTAGCCCGAAATTCCCCCGAACATTCCTCCCGCAACATCTTTGAAAATTAGAATGTTTGTGCTAATATAGAAATAACAAAAAAGTTGGGTTTGTCCGCACAAAACGTAATTTTTTTGCCACCAGAACGTTTTTTCAGACAAGTACCGGCGTCGAAATTGCTAAAGAACATCGAGGGCTGCATCATCATGAAAATTTCTCTATCAGAATTGATCAGGGGGATAGAGAATGGCACCGTTGAACCAGGAGAATATGTTTTCGGTCCGTTGATGATCCAGGTGGTGGCGAACGGAAAAATCGTTCTCAGCCAGGGAGAACGCTCATCGACCTGGATCTACGAGCCCCCTACCCGTTCGTCTCCAGCCAGCGCGCCTGGCTAATATGCTTTCCATTTTTTCTATCGCCAGATCCTGCTTCTGCTCCGGTAAATTTTCAAGCCACTGACTGATTATATCGAGCGCTTGATCCTGCTGCTGTTCTGGCAGGGTTTCTAGCAGCTGCTCGATCTCGTCGAGCGGGTCCGGCCGTGGCAGGCCCAGCACATCGTACACCTCCAAGCCGAAGGCCTTAGACAGCGCGTCTATTGCCTTTTTCGAGCGCGGAATCTTCCCCCCTTTTTTCATCCAGGACGACATTAGCGGCTGCGAGACGCCTATCCACGCAGCGAACTCGGTAACTGATCTCTCGTTACCGATGGCATCGCCGCGCCATTCGACGTACTTCCTCGTGATCCATTCGTGAAAGTCCACGCACATATTGTATATCAGTTTTGTTTTAGTACTTGACAATTGATAATTTCGGAGTAAACTATAACTAAGTTATGATATATAACTAAGTTGTGAGGAGATATGAAGAAGGACACACCGACCTACATCCGGTTGACCAAAGAGGAAAAACGCATGCTCCAAGAGCTCGCTACCGCCACTGTTCGGACCCAGTCCGACATGATCCGCTCCATGATCAAAGAAAAGCATGCGCAGGTGTTCGGCGGGGATAAAGCTCATGGCACGCAAGACTATAAAGTTTCACCTCAGGTTGGATGAGGTGACCTGGCAGCAGCTCCAGGACCTGGCCAATTGGCTGCAGACTAGCATGTCAGATGTGGTCCGCAGAGCGATCCACGATTTCTGGCTGAGACACCGCAGATAACAAATGCCCTACCGGGCGGCCGCGAACCAGACCCGGCAGGGCAAAGGAAAAACATCATGCCCATTGTAAACCAGAATAAACCCATGTGCAACTGTCTCGAGTATATCGGCGACAACGGACCGTGCCCTGTCCACAGTGTGCCAGCCTGGCGAGTGCTCATCGCCGTCCTGGCCCTCATCGCCGGTGTTGTGCTGCTCTTCCTGGCGGTGGCTTTATGAACGAGCGAACCCCCACCCGTACCCGGAAAAATATCTATATTGACCAGGCTGGTGTGAGCGTGACTGTATACATTCACCGCTGGCGAGCTGCCCACCGCAATCCTACCTTCATCGCCCGGCGGATCCGTCGAGCCGTGCGGCTGCTCGATGCGTCACTCAAGCAGCAGTGGGGGCAGCAATGAACTCGAAATGCCAGAAGTGCGGCCGGGTCCTGAAGGATCCAGTTTCAATCGCGATTGGACTGGGTCCTAAATGCCGTGGTGACAGCGGCGGCCGGGGCAAGAAGGTCTCCATCCGCCAGAAGCGGCACCAGGCTCGAGCATACCGGACACGGGCCGTCAAAGAAGGCCAGCCGGTAACCATCGGCGTGGGCGAGACTGCTCGCACCTATCGCCGGGAGGGGGACTCCTGGGTAGACCAGAACGGTCACCGCATGAGCTCCACCGAATTCGTCGGTTATCTGCGGCGGTTCGGCCTGGTGGATCCCGAGTGTGTGGATGCGGATCATCCATACACTCAGAATAGCACGACAACCAAGATCTGTCAGAACTTCAGAACTTGGTTGGGGAGGAGATGCGATGAGTAATTCCGCAAAAGTCGGATTTGCCCTGATCCTGATCTCGATCGTCGTACTCGCTGTCATCGCTTTGCTGTTACTTGGAGCTGCGCTGTGAATATCACTACCATCACTTTCACATTGAGCATTGTTGGCGCCATCATCGCCGGCATCGTAGGTACTCTACTGGTCTACCGATTTTTCGATCGTCTCTTCGGACGGCTGTCTGACCTCGAGAGAGAGATCAGAGGCCTCCACCAGAAGGAAGAGCAGCGCAAACAGGCGCTCCTGGACGCTGCCAAGAGAGGCCGTGAGCATCACTCGTACAACACTTTGGCGGCTCTTGAAGACGCGATGGCGCTGCTGATCGAAGAAAAGATTGACGACAAAATCCGGCAGGACCGGCTTGAGACCGCTCTGGCCATCCTGCAGATGGTCCGAAAGAACCCTAAGGCTTACGATCCAGACTGGAGGTCAAGTAATGCGGTCGATTGAGGAAATCGCCAAGGCGTTGATTCCAGGAACTCCAGAAAATCTCTGGCTCAAGTTCCGGATGAACCGGCCAACCAAACACCCTGGTAGCAAACGCCGCCACAACGAGCGGCACGCGAAGATCCGCCGAAAAATGGCAAGGCTGAGCCGCCGGGTAAACCGCCGGCGGTAGGGAGGAAATCGATCATGGACATTGAAACACTGCACTGGCAGCTCAGAGCTGCCAGAACCACACTGGCCCGGGCACAGGATGAGCTCAAGGCGATCGAGGACCGGTACAGCGCTCGCCTGGCCGAGTTGGAAGAGAAGATCCGCCAGCTGGAGTTTGAGCGAGACTGGATCCCGGTCTGCATCACGAAGCCAGAACCCAACCAGGCCGTGTTCATGCTGACCACCAGACACATTCACTTGGCGGGTTTCACCAATGAAGACGGTGTGTTCGTTGACACGAACCACCATTACCTGCCAGAAGGCGAAGAAGTCGTCTACTGGCTGCCGGTTCCTCCCGAGCCAGAGCCGGATCCTGCCGATCGCCATCCAGCGATCGATCCCGGTCTGACGTACTGAGGCGAACCAATGAGAACGCCGTACGCTGTGGCCCTTGTCGTGATCGCCGTCCTGCTGATGCTGGTCCTGCCAAACGGACCGGTCTTCGGCCAAGACCGGCCGCCATCGCTGTGGGTGCCGCCTCGCATTCAGGTTGTGACCGGAACGACCGTGATAGCGGTCTGGCCAAACCAGCCGCCGATCATCGATCCGGCGGCCTGGGTGGCGGTCATCGTGAACGGTAAACCTGTGATCGTCCCCCTGCGGTTCGAAGGTCATTCTGGAAGCGCAGGGATCTGGACCGGACAGTTACCCTGCGCAAGCGGCGAAATCAACATCGTGGATGGCGTAGTCAGCGGCGAACCGGTTGCTGAGCTGCCTTATCAGGCAGAGGTGACCTGCTACCAGATGTTTGTTCCACTGGTTACAGCTGACTAGCCAGAACCTTACTAGAACCTCACAACGGGGCGGTGGCACGAAGACGTGCAGGGAGATCGCTGCGATGTACTAGGCGGCTCACTTGGCTGACCGAAGAGATCCGCAGGCCACGGATCCTGTTTCCAAGCCTAAAGCATCGCCGCCGGTGCAATTCCGGCCCGCTCCCCTGGACCCGGGCTGCGGACAAAACTTTTTCCCCAAGGAAAGGAGGAAGTCCGATCTTACGTGGATTCTTCAATGGCCCGGGTTCTAAAACCTCCGGAAAGGAGGTGATCCACCAAAGGAACCTGGCTCACAGAATGATCTCGCAGGGGGGGGCCGGTAACTTCCCTTCAACTGTGAGCCGGGTTCCCGATCTCTCAGGAGGCTTACATGACAGTTTTCTACATCCCGATCACCGATCACAACGCTGACAATCTCGATCAGCTTTTCGATAGCCTACGGCCGTTTACGAAGTTTTCCACCCGAATGGTATTCGAGGTGACCACCGAGGATGAATCCATAAAGCCGCTGCTCACGACTATGGCCGACCACGTGCGATACATAGCTGCACCCGTCGAGCCGGTCGCAATCCTTTCCTGCCCGGACTGCGGAAAGAAAACAAAAACCGGGCGTCGCTGCCGCTCCTGCGCTATGAAGAATGCCCACAGGCGGCGAGCCAAGCGGGCGAAGGAAGAAGATGTGCCGCCACCTGAGACCGTGAAGGAAAAGACGTTCGGACCAGGCGTCCAGGTGGTGACGTTACCAAGAGATGAGATACCACGTGCAAACCGTGGATTAGTTGGAACCAAGTTGTGAAAGGAAGGAAATGATGAAAGCAATTTTGAAGGACATCAAAGACGGCAATTTGCCGCCAGAGGAGATCCCCGGTTTCGCCGCCTGGGGCCTGCGCCAGATCCTGCGCCAGCTCTTCTGGATTTTCTTTGCCATCATCATTGGCGGAGCCGTCGGCTGGCTTCTGTTAACTTAGAAGGAGGGCCCCGGAAGGCGGCAACCTCCGGGGCCCAGAACCAACACTGTTTCTTCGATTGTACCACAGGAGGACATCATGCCAGTCGTAAAAACTGTATCCGTCACCTATGGTCGCAAATTCAATTTAGGTGACTTTAACTCGGCGACTATCGACTGCACAATTTGGGCCGACATCGAGGAAGGCGAGGATCTCTCCCAGGTGATGAAAGACCTGTGGGAGATGGCCAAGAACAACGTGAAAGCGCAGAGCCTGCCCCTGGTGCAGAAGGCCAACATGAAGGTCGAGGAGATCTTCCTCGGCCTGCCGGTAGAGATAAAAGGCGACGATGCCAACAACAACGGGAGTTAACTATGCCAATCCGTGGACTTACTGACGAGATCAGACCCCGCTTTCCCCGCCTGGGGAAGCTGCGCAAAGGCGGCGAGAAAACCGCTTCCGGCGTCGGTCCGGAACTCGACCACTGGCGCTTTGTCGGTGCGACGCCTGAGATTCAGGCGGCTTTCGAGCAGGCCTATGGGAAAGAGCCCCGGTCGATTTCTATATACATCCCCCATGCCACGCCGGAGGGGGCCTTCCCGACCTGGTGCGAGATCTGGGGAGCAACTGGCCTGGTCCATCGCTGTGACGGTCAGACCATGACCGTATGGCTGGAAGGCGACAAATACGTGACAGGTTCCCGACCCTGTGCCGGCGGACATAAGGACAATGATCCTCTCAACGACGCTGTCGGCCGTCTGGACGTGATTATTCCTGAGTTGATCGAGGCCGGGTTCGTCGGGTACGTCACCATGGAGACTCACTCCAAGAACGACATAATTGGGATCCTGCAGACGCTGCACGCTGTGTATGACGCCCGGCGGGGTAATGAGCTTGGCCTGAGAGGCGTGCTCTTCTACCTACGGAGAGTGCAGGAGTCGATCTCGACTCCGGGTTTCGGCAAGAATGCCGGCAAACGCTCTCGTGTCACAAAGTGGCTGGTGAGATTGGAACCGGCCGCTGACTGGGTACAGCTCCAGATCGAGATGGCGCACGCTGCGCAGATGCAGCTCGATCCTGGCACCCAGCCGGTTGCGCAGCTCCCAGGCGGTAACGGCGACGAAGAAATCACGGTTACTGGCGAGATCGTCGATATCGAGAGCCCGCCGGCAGTTGAAGAAGACCGCTGCCCGAGCTGTGGTCAGCTCGACGGTTTCCACGCCAGCAACTGCCCGGAGTTCCACAAGCAGATGGCACCGCCTCCGGAGCCGACACTTCTGCAGGCCGTGAAGTACACGGTCAAGAGCGGAAAGACCGGCGACCTGCTTGAACTCGGTGAACTGACGGATGATCAGCTGGCCAAAGTAGTCGAGCTCACAAAAGATCCCAAAGCGAAGAAGGCGGCTCAATACCTGCTCGAACGAGCGCATAAGGAAGATCAGAAACTCTGGTCCGAGTTGTTCAACCGGGCCAAGAAGGAAGGTATTTCGGAGGATCAACTTCCAGCACTGCCTGGGGATGCCACGGCCATAGAACTTTATCGGCAGTATCACGCTCTGGAAATCGCATTGGAGGTAATCTATGAACAGGCTTTTTGAAATTGCCTCCGCCCTGGGCCAACTGTACCAGACCCGGGCACAGACAAACCTCCTGAAATGGCAGGCAGAACAGGACATCCATGCTCGCCAGCTCGAGCTGACTCCGGCCGACGGCTGGCCGGGAAAGAACGCAGAACAGCGTGACGTTGCTCGAGATCAGACCTTCGCAGAGGATGCACAGCTGCAGGAAGCTGTGAAAAAAGCCAATGACGCACACCGGGCTTTGATTGAGCTGGAAGCCCGGATCCAGGCGCTCGAAGCGGAGCGCCGGGCGGCGGAATGGTCGATCCGCCTGCGCCAGGTCGAGGCGCTAGAAGGCCGGCCGCGGGGCGATCACCACAGCAAAGACGGCCGGCTCTTTGATGAACAAGTCGAGTACGAAATCGAAGAACAGATGCTCGACGGCTTCGATCCGGCGGCCGAGGCGGAAGAGGAGGCAGCTTACCAGCAGCACCTGGATGATATGTTTAGCGCTCAAGCCGCTTTAGAACCTGAACCACAGCCAGACGACTGGATCCCATTCTAGGCGGTTTTCTTGTAGCCGGCGGGCGGCTGCCTTCGCCCGCCCGCCGGCGTAAGGACACCATGAGCGTCACATGGATTCACAATCAACGGGTATTCGCCAGATCGCGGCTTTCGTCGAACGAATTCGCGCAGAACGCGATTACTGGAGTCGTCAAACATGGGATCCGCCGCCAGAACCTCCACCAGCTCCCATGCCGGAACGTTACCGGCTGGAGTTCCGGCCAGGCCATCCACCTTACCAGCCGGCGATCAGTGTCGAGGAAGCCAGGAAAGCGATCACAGACAAAATTTGGAGTTATGCATACGAAAAAAGGCCAAACCGGGTACTCCTGATCCGGGCTCAACCGGGAATAGGAAAAACCCACCTGGCTGTCGAAATTGCTCAACAGTTTGCTGAGAACGGGACAAGGATTTTGTACGCAATGCCGACACATGCGCACTTCGAAACGCTAGCCAATTTCCCGCACTTCCGGGAGTCGCTCTGGTACCACTGGCTGGCACTCCACGCGGAAAGTCCGGCCACAGGCAACACGATGTGCCTGTACCCGGAAGAAATGACCGTGTGGACGCAGAAGGGGTACAACGCGATGGCGCTGTGTGACCGGCTGTGCCCGATGTACAAACCGAACTGCGAATACCGCCGGCAGCAGTATCGAACCGAGCCGATCGTCGCCGGCGTTCACAATCACATTGCTCTCGGTATGCAGATCTCTAATTACTGGTTGGCCTTTATCGACGAACTGCCGCTCAAAGCATTCATCTCCCCCAGACACATCCCATCATCAGGTCTTGATCTTCCTGGATCCGTTGGTCCCCTGCGAGAACTTACGCAGGAACTGGCCCAGTTGACCTCCACCGGTGAGACCTATAAAGGCAAGGTTCTTCTTGACCTGATCGGTCCGCTGCTGGAGGACGTTTACGCCCAATTTGAGGATCTATACGACGGAAAGCTGGCCATACCCTGGATTTCCCGGCCGGAGGACGTGAAGCAGGTTCCTTACTGGTATCTGGAAGATCTCTTGACGCTCCTGGTCCAGGAATGGCAGGCATGGGAGAAAGGCGCCGAGCAGTGGCTTGAACGAGTCATTATCTCGCCGCGTGGAATGGATCTGCTGCAGCGAGCACAGCCCTGGGAACGCCTGCCGGCCAGAGTGGTGATCCTCGATGCCACAGGCAACGAGCAGATCTACCGCCAGATCTTCGGCAAAAACATTGAGACTTTTGCGCCCAATGTGAAGCGGAAAGGACGGATCTATCAGATCGTCAACCGGTTGAACGGGATCGGAACGATGATCGAGAAGGTCCCCGGCGATGCAAAGAAAAAGCGCCTGTCGAAGAACGGTTTGGAGGCGCTGCAGTTGTGTAAATGGATCTCGGCTCAAAAAGACTATAAGCGGCCTGGCGCAGTCACTTTTATGGACGCGGTCCCAGAGTTTGAAGAGTTTTTCGGTGCTGGGCGGGTGCTGTACTTTCACAACCAGCGGGGATCGAACGATCTCCTGGACTGCGATGCCGGTTTCGTAGTTGGAGCTCCACAGCCGAAGGACACCGATCTCATGAAGGCTGTCAAGATCCTCTATCCGATGCGCACCCGGCCGTTCACGCTCGTTGAACGTGACGGTGCTTATAAGCAGCTGAAGCCAGCCCGGGGTGAGGAACTCAGACCGTACGTTTATTTTGACGAACGTGGTCAGGCCTGGCGGATGATCTCCGGCTTCTGGAACGATCGTGATCTCAATACGATGGCGGACGTTTTCCGTGAACAGGAAATCGTTCAGGCCATTCACCGCTTCCGGCCGATCTCCCGCGACGTTCCGATCTATGTCCTGACCAGCATCCCAACAAGCGAGATCCTTGACGGCATCTACGAGGATCCCAGAGAGATATTAGATATTCCCGGCGGGATATCGAACTGGGAAGCCTGGATGAAGCTGGTTGTGTGGCTCAGAGATCGCCATGATCAGGGTCTGCCCGTTACGTATGACGATATTGCTGAAGCGACCGGTCTCCCGGAAACCACGGTCCGGCGCTGGAAATGGTTGGATGCAATTCTCGAGGCATTCCCCGATCTTTGGCAGGCTGATCAGATTGCCCCCAAGGGGGGACGCCCAAAGCGAGCAATTATGCCCTGCTGTGATGACCTTTCGCGCGGGTTGCTTTAATTAATTAATTAAAGCAACCCGCGCGAAAGTCCCCGCAGCAGTTCTTAAAGGAAGACGCGCGAAAGGTTGAGCGGAGATGAAACCGAAGCCTGATCAAGAAATCGAGAAATACCGGATCCGTTTCGGGCCGTATGCATCGGCCCCCAGCGATGGCAATAACGGTGCTTTCCTGCTGCCCGGGATCAAACTGCGCAGCAGCCGCCTTTTTGTGATCGTCTCCGACGAAATGGGTTGGGAGCATGTATCCGTCCATCCCTTCGATGAAAAGCGGACTCCTACGTGGGAAGAGATGTGCTACGTCAAGGATCTTTTTTGGGAGCGGGAAGAAACCGTGATCCAGTATCACCCGGCCAAGTCCAGATACGTGAACATCCATCCCTATACTCTGCATCTATGGAGACCGGTTAACGAACCTGTGCCGGTTCCTGACCTGATTTTGGTGTAACCATGCTGACGATCCGACCCTACCAGAAGACTGCTATCGAGAATGTGTTCGCCGACTGGCGAGATGGCTTCCGCCGGGTGCTGCTCATGGCTGCGACCGGGACAGGAAAGACCATCATGTTCCTGGCAGTCGTCAGCGAGATCCTGCGCCAGCATCCGAAGGCCCGAATTCTGGTCATCGCTCACCGGCGAGAGTTGATCCATCAGCCGGTGGAACGTGCGGCGCAGTTCTTCCCGGGTCTGGCATTCCGCATGGGCATCGTCATGGCCAGCAAGGATGAAGTTGACCGGCAGGTTATCGTGGCCACGGTACAGAGCCTGACCAGTGGAGACCGGTTGCAGCGGATCCTGCGGCATGGTCCGATCGATTACGTGATCATCGACGAAGCGCATCATTCCACGGCAGGCACATACCAGGATGTGATCAAGGCATTGGGCAGCCCGTTCGTACTCGGATGCACCGCCACCCCAAAGCGCAGTGATCGCCAGGCACTGGGTGAGGTGTTCGATAAAGTCAGCTACCGGATCTCGATACAGGACGCCATCCGCCTGGGCGCCCTGGTCCCCTTCACCCCGCTGGGATTTGCACTGCCGGCGGACGCATCGAAGATCCGGGAGACCCGCGACGGCTGGGAAGACGAGCCGATGGGTGAGCTGCTCAGCGCCGCCAACATCCTCGAGATCGTTTTCGCCAAGTGGACAGAGTTTGCTGCCGACCGGCAGACGATCGGCTTTACCGCCAGCGTAGCTCAGGCGCACAGAACGGCCGCTTACTTCAACGAGCATGGGATTGCCTCGGCCGCGGTTGACGGAACCACACCGAAAACCGAGCGAGATCACATCCTCCGCCGCTATCAGGCCGGTGAGCTGCAGGTGGTTTTCAACTGCATGGTTCTGACCGAAGGATTTGACGCTCCGGAGACCAGCTGCGTGATGATGATTGCCCCCACTCGCTCCGACCTGGTCTACGTCCAGCGCCTGGGGCGGGGACTGCGCACCGCCCCAGGCAAAGCCGATTGTCTGGTCCTGGACTTCGCTCCCGTTGGCGCCAGAGATATCGTCATGGCCGGCGACGTGCTCGATGGCGTGCCTAAGCAGGTTAAGAAGACCGTACAGGAGGCGGAAGACGCCGGCGTAGAACTCTTTGGTTTCACCGTCACTGGCGACAGCATCCAGGCGATTGATCCTCACGAAATCGCCATCGTTGTGCTCGATTATCTGAAACACCACCGGCTTGCCTGGTCGTTTGACGGGTCGCTGGCCACAGCAGCACTGAGTGAGGATGTAACGGTCGCAATCATTCCGCCCGAACGGGATCGCCTGGAACGGGCTGATGAACTCCGCCGGGCTGGCCGCTGGAATGGTGTCATGGAAGCCGTAGCGAACTGGATTGGTCAATACCGGCTCTACAAGGTGGAGAAAAAGTATTTCGGGAAAAAACCGACCCGTGAAGAACGGGATGCAGGAGCAAAAGCTCGCTATTCGCTGATCGCCACATGCGTAGGCGCCTGGCCTTCAATGACTGAAGCCAAGAATGCCGCCGAGGACCTATCCAGAGAATATGCCGATGATATCCTGGCCGGCCGGAAAAAGGTCTGGCGGGACAAGCCGATGAGCCAGGCTCAGGCCAACTATATGCGCCGGCTGGGTATCTTTCAGCCCGGGCTCACGAGCGGCCAGGCGGCGCAGCGGATCACTCATTTTCTGGCACGCCAGGCAATCGAACAGGCTGAGCGGGTTAAAGAACGCAACCTGAAGCGTGCGGCAATCAAGGAGTTAGCGCGATGAAAGACGATTTCCCCCCAATTTACGATACTGCCAACCTGTTCAAATCGCTGGTGATCTGGATCCCGATCATGATCCTGGTAATCGGTCTGATCTGGGTGGTGCTGCGATGACCGTCGATCTCAAACAGCTCTTTAATGACCTGGTCAATTACACCCATGCTGATGTGGACCGCAGGGGGGAGGCGCATATTGTCTGTCCTGAGTGTGGCCATGAGAGCAGCCCTAAAAGGCCCCATTGCTCATTCAGCATGGCCGGGTTCTACTGCTTCGTCTGTGGATACAAAGCCAGCCTCCCCGGCCTGGCGAAAAGACTCGGTTTTCAGTCGAACAGCGAATATATGCCCGTAAAAGCCGCCAGAAAGGCCCAGAAGAAGCCTAGAACATCAGTTCCAGTATGGATGACTGCTGAGCGCTCTGCGGCGCTCCTGGAGCGTTTTGAGAGCCATCCTCGCAGGATGGAGCTCTGGCAGGCATACAAACCGATCAGCGCTGAGACGATCGAGCGCCAGCGCCTCGGGGTGGGGGTGCTGCCGGCGTCCAGGTGTAAGCACGAGCGGCTGATCGTTCCCATCTTCAACGGAACATTGTTCGCTGGCTTTCGCGGCCGTTCGCTCGGCTGCGACTGTGCGAAATGGCTGGCGCCGGGCGGGACGCAGCTGGACCTGTACTCGCTCTATAACGATCAGGCGCTCACGACCGGCTGTGTGGTCTGGATCGTGGAGAACCCGATCGATGCGCTGCTTCTGACCGAGCGGACCGATTTCGTTGGTGTGGCCACTTACTCCACCACATACTGGCGAGATCCATGGACTGAAGCCCTGCGAGCTGTTTCTCCGGAGCTGGTGGTGATTGCTTTTGACAATGACATTCCTGGCAACGGCGGGGGTGTCAACCGGCCTCAACTGATTCGAGAGTGGCTGCGCACCCATAGGACCGTACCGGAACCTAGAGGCCCGAAGCTGGCCAACACGCTGATCAAAGCAGGCCTGCCGGCAGTGCTTTATGACTGGCCGGCCGGCACACCGAACAAGTTCGACATTGGCAGCCTGCTGGTGGCTGCAGGAGTGTGAGCTGATGACACGCGGGAGAAAACCAGGAACATATATCAAATATGATCCAATGGACGTCCTGGAGTATATCCAGGCATATAAGACGTACTACTGCGGCGATTCGCCGACTCTGCGCCAGATCGCTGCAGCGTGCGAGATCTCATCCACGTCGGTGGTTTCCCATATCCTGCGCCGGCTGGAGCAAGACGGAAAAATTAAACGGACCGGGGCAGGCATTGCCTTGCCAGGTTGGGAATTCGCCCAAAAGAACGGGATGCGAGATGGCAGATAAGAGCTGGAAGGCCTGGGAGCGCCGTGTGGCCACGATCTTTGGCGGTAGGCGCCGCGGCGCCTACACCGGATTGAACGGCCAGGGCAAGACCGACGTGATCGCCACCGGCTGGGCGATCGAGTGCAAGCTGCTGGCACGGGCTGGCTATCAGGACCTGCTCGACGCGGCGAGACAGGCGGAGGCAAACCGAGAATGCGCCGGCGATATCCCGGTGGCGGTTGTGAAACGCAAGGGCGATCTGACAAAAGACGCTCTGGTGGTTATGCGTCTGGAGGAGTTTCAGCAGTGGTTTATCGGGCAGACAGAGCTAAGAGCTACGCACTGATCCGCAAGACATTCCCGCCACGGCGGACACCCCGGCGCACGTACTGCTTTGTTGCGCTCCTTAAAAATTGGGGCAAGTACGAGGAGCACAACCTGCTGACTGGCGGACCGCGCTACGAACTGGTCGCCACGCTCACGGCTGAGCGGGCGGCTGACGCGGCGGCTCAGGCGCGGGAGATGTATACCGGTTGGGAGATCATGGAGCGGGAGATGCTATGAGCGCTATCAAAGCGGCTGATCTGTTTTGTGGGGCCGGGGGCATTACGAACGGCTTAAAAGACGCCGCCGCAGAGCTCGGAATGAAGGTAAGCCTTTTGGCGATCAACCATTGGGACATCGCCATTATGACGCACTCGGAGAACCACCCGGACGTTATGCACCTGTGCACCGGGGTCGATCATGTTGATCCGCGTGTAGTGGTGCCGGATGGTTATCTTGATATTTTAGTCGCCGGGCCGCAGTGCACCTTCTTCAGCCGGGCCCGCGGTGGGCGTCCGGTTGACGACCAGCAGCGGGTCAGCCCGTGGCTGGTGCTCGACTGGCTTGAAAAGCTGGACGTGCGGAACGTTCTTATTGAGAACGTTCCGGAACTGATGAAATGGGGGCCGGTCGATCCCCAAACCGTGCGGCCTATCAAGCGGCTGGAGGGCAAAACTTTTCTGGCTTACATCCGGGCGCTCCGCTCTCTGGACTACAACGTGAGTTATCGAGTGGTCAACTGCGCCGATTACGGCGATGCGACCACCAGGGAGCGCCTGTTCATCATGGCTCGCAAGGGCCGCCGGGTGCGCTGGCCGGAGCCGACGCACGTTGACCCGAAGGAACACACCGGCAACGGCAAACAGGTGCCGATGTTCAACCACGGGAGGCCCTGGCGGACGGCACGGGAGATCATTGATTGGGGCATCCCTGGGACATCCATCTACCAGCGGAAGAAACCGCTGGCGGAAAACACCCTCCGCAAAATTTGGGTGGGGCTGGAGAAGATCTCTGGTCTGCCGTTCATACTGAAACACTACGGAACGAACGATGTATCTGCTATCAACAACCCCCTGCCGGCCATCACCGCTCAGGGCAAGAAGTACGCCTTGTTTGAGCCGTTCATCAAGGAATACCACGGCGGGGATGGATGCGAGCGCAGGGTGCGATCTGTCGAGGATCCGCTACCAACTCAGGATACGTCCAACCGGTTTGCATTGGCTGAACCGTTTATTTTCAAAATCAACCACGGGCAGAATACTCACCGGGCCTATTCGATTGACGAGCCGCTGCGAACGGTCACCAGCGTAGACGCCTGGGGGCTGGCGCAGCCATTCATCGTGAAGTTCTATGGCAACGGTGTAGCGCAGTCGATAGATGATCCTCTGCACACGGTTACAACTAAAGACAGATTCAGCCTGGCGCAGCCGGTCGTTTTCCAGGTTGGCGAGCAGTTCTACATGCTGGACATCCTGTTCAGGATGTTGCTTCCGCACGAGCTGGCGGCGGCCATGAGCTTCCCGGCGGATTACAAGTTCCACGGGAGCCGGTCCGATATTGTGAAACAGATCGGGAACGCCGTGCCACGGCGCACGGCCAGGGCGCTGTGCAAGGCGCTGTTGTCATGAGCGACGTTACCCGACCAGTTTTGCGATATCACGGCGGCAAGTGGAAGCTGGCTCCGTGGATTATCAGCCATTTTCCCGCCCACCGGATCTACGTCGAAGCTTTCGGCGGAGCGGCCAGCGTATTGCTGAGGAAACCGCGGTCCTGGGCGGAAATCTATAACGACTTGGACGGGGAGATCGTCAACCTGTTCCGAGTCTTGAGAAATCCAGTCCAGGCCAGGGAGTTGATACGGCTATGCAGATTGACGCCATACGCACGTTCTGAGTTCGAGGTTAGCTATATCACCGCCGACGATCCGATCGAGCAGGCGCGGCGGACGCTGTTCCGGTCCGCAGCCGGTTTTTCGAGCGTCGGAGCAACTCGCAACCGGAGAGTGGGCTTCAGGGCGCGGGTGGATAGCTCCAGGACGATCTACGCAGTGGACTGGGCCAACCTGCCGGATGCGTTGGATGCGGTTGTTGACCGGTTGCGGGGGGTAGTGATCGAAAACGAGGATGTGTTCACCATTCTGGAGAGATACGACTCTCCCGAAACGCTGTTCTACCTTGACCCGCCCTATCCCCATTCGACCCGTATGGACAAGAAAGTCTACCGGCACGAGATGACGGATGACGATCATCGGGAGTTGGCTAAGGTCGTGCGTCAGTTGAAAGGTATGGTCATCATCAGTGGCTATCCGTGTGATCTGTACGACCAGGAGCTATATCCCGATTGGCGGCGAGTGAAGTGTCGAACGTATGCAGACCGACGGCGAGAACGGACGGAAGTCCTTTGGCTGTCGCCGGCGGTAATGGCAATCCAGAAGAGTCTATTTGAAGAATCTCCGACTGTTGGAGAAAAGGAAGGGAGCGATGACCAGAAAGCTAATCGACATCGATAACTTGAACGGATTCGAGATCCCGCGTGATATTGCAGTCTGTCCATGCTGCGGAAGCGGTCTCTATATCACCGAAATACCAGAATGCGAAATCGATGAGGATGGCAGTCTGATTCCTGTTCATCTTCATCTGGAATGCCTGGGCGAACCGGATGAAGACGATGAAGCCTGGGACGAGTGGGATGCTTCGCATTCACGAATGCCCTACGTTTACTGGCTCCCGGTAGAACTGCGGGTTCTGGAATGGCTGCGGAAATCCTTTGACTTTGTCTCCAGCCGCGAAGAACAGGAAAAGCTGGAAAGGTGGATTTAAAGGGCGGTGAGTGATGAAGAGCATTTTTCTCTCTCTGCTGGCGGCGCTGATCGCCATCCGTGCGTTCGTCTCCATTCGCCGGCCGCGTAAGTCTAAACAGCCCGCCAGGAGATCGATGGCTCTGACCGTCATGGGCAGGACGCGTCCGTGGTTGTTCCTGGTCATGGAGTCTGAAAAGTACCTGGCGGAATGGAAAGCTGAAGGTCTCCACATCTCACTGCTCAGAGAGCCGGTCAAGCCATCCGGGCAGCCGTACTGCCTGGACGTTAGCGGCAGGACAAAGCGGTACAGTTTCACGGTGTGGCCGCTGCATCCGGACCTGGTCGCCTGGGAGGAGATGCTGGATGACGATCTCAAGATCGATGAGCTGGTTTATTCCATCGATGCCTCGATTGAGCGCCAGCTCATCGCCCGAGGAATTGGACCGTGGACAGAAGCCCTGCTTCTTGGCGATGAAGTTATGAAAAGGAGCTATGAATGGGGCAAATCCTGAAAACCTTTACCGAAGACTGCCGGCAGTTTTATCAGAGGCGGTCGGACATCCGTCCCTATCGAGCTCGTCAGGCTGCTTATGGATCGTTGATTGGACGACATGGGGCAGATGCGGTGATGCGGCATGCAACATGGATTAAGGCTGTCCTCGATAATGCTGAAGCCAGGGTGAAGGAAGGCGATAATCCCTACTTCTGGCGAGTTCGGACTCGCCTACCACTCCGTTACGGCCATCCCTGCCGGGTCTTGGTGCGCGGCAGCCTGAACTCCTGTCTGGTCGAGTTCCAGGATGGATATCGTGTAGTCACTTCCAGAAATTACGTCCGGAGGCGCCGGTCGTGAAGAGGATCATCTCCATGCTGCTCCTCGTCGCCGCGGTTGCCCTGCTGCTGAGCGCCGAGACCGACAAAGCCAGGATTTCGTATTACTGGCCGCCAAAAGGCGGCACCAACTGCGCCCGATACGTGGACGGCTGGTGCCGGTCAAAGACCGCCAGCGGCATGCCGTGGGAAGCCGGCCTGTGGTGGATCGCCGCCTGTCCGCCTGAGTTCCCATTTGGCACGGTCATGCTCGTTGGTTGGCGGCCGGTGATCTGCATGGACCGGGGCGGGGCTATTAGGAGACATGGAGACTGGTTTTATTTGGATCTGTTACAGCCGAATAAGCCGGTTGACGTCGGCAAGGTGAAGATGTGCTGGTATGGCGAGCAAAGAAGTGAGGTCCTGGCGGCATCGGATGCCGGCCAGATATCAGGTTGGGAGATGGTGGAGGAGATAGAGCGGGCATGAGCGATATTCTGCTGGTCAATGCCAATTCATTGCAAATTCCCCTGGCGGATAAGTCGGTGCACTGTGTTGTTACCAGCCCTCCGTACTGGGGATTAAGAGATTACGGGATCGAGGGCCAGTTGGGACTGGAACAGACTTTGGAGGGCTATGTTGAGAGTATGGTGCAGGTGTTCCGTGAGGTTTGGCGAGTGCTGAGAGATGACGGTACGCTTTGGCTGAACCTAGGCGATACGTATGCATCGGGGATGCGCTCTGCCTATGACGATGACCGGCACAAATACCAGACTGCCCGGGCGCATGATAAAAGACCGCCCACTCCCAACGGGATCAAGCCAAAGGATTTGATTGGTATCCCTTGGCGCGTGGCTTTTGCTTTGCAAGCCGATGGCTGGTACCTCAGGAGCGACATAGTTTGGCACAAACCGAATCCGATGCCAGAGAGCGTTACGGATAGGCCAACGAAGGCGCATGAATACCTGTTTTTGTTGAGCAAGAGCGCGTCTTATTTTTACGATGCAGATGCAATACGGGAAAGGCGGGTATCGGATGGTGATGAGCAAGTGGCTGGCTGGGTCGTAGATGGGGAGCATACAGCAATTGCTCATACACAACCCAAAGACGGAAAGCAGAAACTGCGCCCGAGCAAAGCGTATTCATTTTCTCGCGCCTCAAAGGAACCCGAGCGGCCTGGGCAGAATTATGGCAATCATAGGTCTGATCGAGATGATGTGCAATATTCTGGCAGTCGCAATAAACGCACGGTTTGGACAATCGCAACCGCACCCTACAGCGGGGCGCATTTTGCGACTTATCCACCAGCGTTAGTGGAACCTTGCATCAAAGCGGGTACAAGTGAAGCGGGTTGTTGCTCAGTATGTGGGGCGCAATGGGTGAGAGTGACAGAACGTCAAGATAACCGTTATTGGACTGAACGCCGATCGGCAAGAAAAAAATGGGATTTTGGTGAAGCGCATGGGCGCAATGATTGCGGTGGTTCATTTTTAGGATTAGATACTATTACCGCCGGCTTCCAACCATCCTGTAAATGTAATGCACCAACTAAACCCGCAACCGTTCTCGACCCCTTCGCCGGTTCCGGTACAACCTTGCAAGTCGCACGGCAGCTAGGCCGCAATGCCATCGGGCTTGACCTGTCCTACACTTACCTGCACGATCAGGCGCGGGCGAGGCTGGAACTGGACAAGCTCGACGCCTGGACAAATGGCAGGCAGGCCGAGGAAACGCCCGACCTCGGCCCCCTCTTCGGCGGTGCCGCATGACGCCCAACTACCATCCGCTTTAGCGGGTGGTGCTTCACTTACTGAATTAGAGTTTTAGAGTTTTAGGAGCGTAAGTGATGTCGGAATTAAACATGAAGATCAAATGCGGCGGCTGTGGCAAGATCTTGTCCGTACCTGCAGCGGAGCGCAAGCGCATCAAGCGCTGTCGCTGCGGACGCGGCTACTATGCTCAGCGCAAGTCAGATGGCAGCTGGCGGCCGGTCGCGGTTGTCATGAACGATCAGGCGGCCACGACTGCACCGCCCGAGGCCGTTGGTTGGTGGCAGCGACTGCGGCGCAAGCGCCG